CAAAGAGATCGTGATTAATTACGACCTCAAGAAGCTGCCGGCCTCGGGTGTTAACTACAGCGCCGACCTTAATAACGACGGCACCAACGACGGTTTCTATACCGGCGACGTTAACATTCCCGCTGGCTCGTCCATCGTTGAAGGTTATGTTGTTTCGGGCGAAGCTGCCGCTGGCGGTACTTCGATTGCAATCGGCCTGTTCACTAAGGCTGGTGCTGCGATTGATGCCGACGGTCTGCTGACGGCTATTGGCGGTGCTACCGCTGTGCTGGCCGCTGGTGACCGCAGCAACTTTGACGGTGCATACGTTTCGGCTACGGCCGGTACGAACGGCATTGGTTCGGCGGATGGTTACATCGGTATTACTACGGACGGCACGTTTACCGCTGGTCGTGGTCGTATCGTGATCCGCTACATCGAAGCCGCCGCACTGCCGACTGCTCCGTAATAAACTGATCACAGTTTGACAAAGGCTGGGGGGTTGGCAGAGATTGCTGGCCCCCCGGTTTGTGTTATAACAGGATGACCCCAATCACCGTCGATCCAATTTTCATTAACTTCCTGCTTGGCATTATTTCTATCGGACTTGCCTTCGGGTTAAAAGTTAATCATGATTCCATTAAAAAGCTAGAAGACCGGATCAACAATCTTCATGATGTGTACGCAAAACGTGAAGATGTGACGAACGCTATTGAGACGATCCGTCGAATGGTACAACGCATTGAAGACAAACTTGATCATAAGGTAGACCGCTAACATGGCCGCTAAAATCAGTCTGATCACTTTAGAGTCGCTACAAAACGAAACGACCGCAATCCAGACTCTGAATGAAAACTTCGGACTGATTGCAACTGCTCTTGACAACACGTTTAGTCGGGACGGTACGACCCCCAACACAATGCAGGCTGACGTTGATATTAACGATCGACGTTTAATCAATCTGGGCACCCCTCTCAATGGGACGGATGCTGCCCGCTTGGCGGACATTGCTGATGCATTGGCGGTGGATAGCCTGACGCTGATTCCGGCAATGACCGGTAACGTCGATAAGATCCTGTCCAACGACGGCACCGTCCTGTATTGGGCACAGCCGTCCGACATTCCCGGACTTGGTGACCTGATCGCAGCAAACAACCTGTCCGATGTGGCCAGTGCCAGTACGTCTCGCACTAACCTCGGATTGGGTACAGCAGCCACGTATAACGTTGGCACTTCAGGTTCGAATGTTCCGCTGATGGACAGCAACAACACTTATAGCGGTGGGAATACGTACAGCGGTACATCGTCCTTTACCGGTGCTGTTAGCTTAGCTGGTACAGGCGATCACCGTCTGACGTCTACCCCCACTGTATTGACGCCCGAAAGCGTTGGGTTCCGCGGAGCGCCGACGTCCACGCAAGATACGGACTATACGTTTGTACTCGGAGATTCGGGTAAGATGAAACTGCACACGTCCGGCACAGGTCACGCATATACGATTCCACTTAATGCGACCGTTGCGTTTCCGATTGGCACGGTTCTACTGCTGGCCAACATTGGTGCCGGAGCCGTTACGATTACACGGACGGGCGGCGTTACCCTGCGGCAAGCCGGAACGTCCACCGATGCCGATGCCACGTTTGCCCAATGGGGCTTTGCGTCTCTCGTTAAAATCGACACTAACGTGTGGGTTGCCTCCGGCACAGGACTGTCGTAATGTCCGGTGCAACTCTGATTGTGGCCAGCGGTCGTGTTCCGGCTCTGGTCGCCTCGCTAACGGGAACCGCACTCTTCGGTGTGGCGCCGGTTCCTGGTACAGCCCAAACGATCAGCTCAGTGACCTGTTCTGTCGTTGGTGGGGTCCCGCCGTATACATATAACTGGACGTGGGTTGCGGGCGATACCGATGCGTATGCAAATAGCGACACGTCGGCCACGACCCGCTTTAGTCGTTATAACGCGACGCCGGCTGTGTACTTCTCGGTCTGGAAGTGTGTCGTCACCGATGCTGCGGCTACAAGTGTTGACTCCCCCACTGTTAACGTCTCTCTGGAAGGGTCTGTTTAATGTCTGCTAGAATGACCTTACTCGACATGACTCAGAACATCCTGAGCGCCATGGACAGTGACGAAGTCAACTCGATCAGCGATACCGTTGAATCTCTGCAAGTGGCAAATGAAATTGTCACGACTTACTATGAACTCTTCGCGGCCCGGGATCTTCCCAGCACCAAAAAGCTGATGACCCTCGAAGCATTGTCCGATGTCGATCATCCTAACTACCTGAAAATCCCCGACGGTGTTGTATCGATTGAGTGGATCAAGTACAAAGGGGACGACGGCGAATATATCGACATTGAATACATGGAGCCTGTGGATTTCCTCAACCGGGCCAATCGTTTCAATTCCACGGACGCCGTCACGCCGATTGGGGATCTTAGCAATTCCTCCATCGTTATAAACGTAGGCATTGATCGTCAACCGCAGTTTTGGACTACGTTTGATAACCAATACGTTGTCTTTAACGGATTGAACCTCGACCTTGATTCCACGCTTCAAGAGTCGAAGAGCCTGGTGCAAGCGGTCAAGCTCCCTGAGTTTAATCTAAGTGACAACGAGATTCCCGAACTCGACACGGTGCTATTCCCGCTGTTACTTGCTGAGGCCAAGAAGGCATGCTTCATCAACTTTAAAGGTGTGTCCAATGCCAACGAAGAACGGCGTGCAAGGCGGCAGCTCGTACGCACCCAGAACAACCTCTGGCGCGGCGATCAACGACGTCCTTACAACCGCACACCTAACTACGGCAGACGCCGTCGCTAAACGCCTCGAAGGTGTACATCCAAATGCTCGACGACGACTCTCCGCTAGGCCAGTATATGTTAGCGCAGGGTTGCAAGAGTTCCAAATCAAGCCGCATCAAGACGGTGGTTACTTCATTAAACGATACCGAGGCGGTCAGCTTTCCCGAAAACTTGAGGGCCGCTTCACAACGTTTGAACAATGTGAACGTACTTTAATCAACCACCTCCGACAAACAGACAGGTTTAATAGAGCAATATGGCCAGGGCGGTAGCAAACAAGACGTACAAGACGTTCGTTCGGGGTTTAATTACCGAAGCGAACGAACTTACGTATCCGGAGAATGCTTCCATTGCCGAAGACAACACGGTGATCTTCCGTAAGGGTAACCGTAGTCGTCGTCTAGGTATGGACACAGAGCCGAACGGCGGCGCGTCGGTCTTTGAAACCGTCCCTAGTGATCTGCCCGACATCGCCCTGATGGACTTTAACTGGTCCGCCGTTAACAATGATGCCGCTACAAACTTCCTGGTCCGGCAGATTGGTAATGTTCTATGGTTCTATGACCACAGCGCATCGCCGTTGTCCGACGGACTGAAGTCGTTTTCGGTTAACCTTTTGTCGTACCTTGCCCCGCTGCAAACCGATGCTTCGACCGAGCCGGTCCAGATTGCTGCTGGTAAAGGTTATCTGTTTGTGGTGGGTGAGCGAATCGAACCCTTGCTTATTGAATATGATCCCGACAGCGATAGCATCATTATTCAACGGATCTATATTCAAATCCGAGATTTCAAAGGTCTGAACGATGGTCTGGCCAACGACGAAGAGCCTACCACGCTGTCGACCGAGCATAACTACAACCTGAAGAACCAAGGATGGATTGACGGTGCCAATACGGGCGGCGGAACCAGTGTTCAGTACTTCGACAGTTTTGGTAATCAGGGTACGTACAACGCAGCTACGTCGACGGTAATCACGGATTACTTTACGGCGCTCGCTCGTTATCCCGGAAACAACAAGCAGTGGTGGTCGGCACGCGATGCAACCACCAACGACTTCGACCCCGGCCTCTTAGCTAAACTATTCACTGGCGGTAGCCGGGCACCTCGCGGCCACTTCATTGTTGATGCCTTTAACATTGACCGATCGGCGGTGTCAGGCGTGTCCGGTATCACGGTTGAGTCCAAGGTTGAACGGCCCATCAGTGTGGCATTCTTCAGCGGTCGTGTTTGGTATCTGTCTGGCTCAACAGTTTACTTCAGCCAGATTCTAGACGACAAACGCAAGGCCGGCTTCTGCTATCAAGAGGCCGATCCGACGTCCGAAGACATTAGCGAACTGCTGCCGAATGACGGTGGCGTGATCCCAATCCCTGAGATGTCTAAGGGCGTCCGTATGATGCCGCTTGGCTCGGGTATTGTAGTGTTTGCTCTGAATGGTATTTGGTCCATCAGTGGTACGTCCGCCGGCTTCAGTGCTGTGGACATCTCGATCTCCAAGATTAACCCGATCGGCACCGACAGCCCGAACAGCGTGGTTGAAGCAGAGGGGCAAGTCTACTGGTGGTCCCGGGTGGGCATCTTGGCTATGTCTCCACGTGTTGGTCAGTTCGGCCCGGTCGAGGGGTTGTTCGATAAAACAAATATCAGCGAACAAACCATCCAAACGTTTTACCAAGACAACATTCCGGAAGACCGAAAGCCGTACGTTAAGGGTCTGTTTGATCCGGCCACGAATACGATCCAGTGGTTGTTTAGTGACGATTCAACGTTACCAAACTACACATACAATCGTATCCTCAATCTGGACCTCACCCTTCAAGCGTTCTATCCGTGGGGCCTCAACAAGACTTTCGGCCCACTGCTTACTGGCCTCTTCCTGACCCCGTTGATCAACACCATTGATCATAATCAAATCCGGGACTCGTTCTTTAAATACAGCTATGTCTGTCCGTTTGAAAGTTCGGTAAACTACAAGCATCGCTTCGGGTTCTTCAACAACACAAACTTTGCCGACTGGCAACAATACGACACAGTCGGTGTAGCTTATCTGTCGTACTGTGAAACCGGTTACGAACTGCTTGAAGACACCATGCGCAAGAAGCAAACCCCGTTTGTCTTCACGTACTTCCGGAAGACCGAAGAAAACTACGTAGCTGAGGGTGATGACTACACAGTAGACAAACCCAGCTCGTGCTTCTTCCAGGTCCGGTGGGATTTCAGTAATAGTCAAATCTCTAATAAGTTCTCGACTAAACTACAAGCCTATCGCCACATTCGGACCCCTCAGTTTGATGATGCTGACCTTACCTTCGACACTGGCTTCCCGATTGTAATTACCCGGCACAAGGTCCGCGGTACAGGTAAAGCCATTCAGTTTAGATTTGAAAGTGATGAAATTGGAAAAGACTTCGACCTTTTGGGATGGGCCGTCTCCTTTCAAGGGAACGCTACCGTCTGATACACATTACGTCTACACTGGCGACGAAGGTTATGTAGTCTTGCACATCAAAGATGGACGAGTGTATATGCACGCTGGCCTTAGGGGTGCCAAAACCCTGAGCACCTTTAAGCGCCAGCGTGAGATACTCGACAACCTTGAGCTGGACATGGCCGAGAAAGGTTTGACGAAATACTACACCCTCGTTAAGACAACCAAGCAATGGCGTTATGCGATGCATCAAGGTTTTCTGATGACCGGTGAAATTATTACCGACACCCCGTACGCCGTCATGTCAAAGGAACTTTAATGCCACCAGTAGCAATCGCTGCCGTTGCCCTTGGGACTGCGGCCGTCGGAACAGCCGTCCAGATTCAGCAAGGCCGTAAAGCCGCTAAGGCTACTGCTGCTGCTGCTGCCCTTGACCGGCAACGAATGAATCTCCAAAGCGCTCGTGAGCGGCGTGAAGCCATTAAGGCAACCCGCGCAGCCAACGCCCAAATCCAGCAAGGTGCTGAGAACCAAGGCGCTGCCTATACGTCCGGAGCCGCTGGTGGCCAAGGGTCGGTGCAGAGCCAAGGTGCTGCCAACTTGTCGTTCCTTGACCAATACAATACGCTAACCGACATGGCCAGCATTCAACTCGGCAGAGCCAACCGTGCTCAAAGCCGTGGCGCAGAAGCCGGAGCGATTGCCGATCTCGGCTGGGCCGTCTTTGGTCAACAAAACAATATTGCGAAAGTATGGGGTGGATAACCTATAATGCCCGATCTCTTCAGCGGAATGGTGCCTGAGCGAACTACTGTCTTTGACGGTGTCGCTATGCCCAACGCAATCGAAAACCCGCAAGGAACCCTGGGACGCTTCCGTCGTGCCCAGATTGCGGCCGTGGCCAATCTTGATATTGATGGCACTCCGGCTGAAGCAATCTACGACCAGTTCCAAGCCCTTACGGACAAGTACAACCAAAACATCGAACTGTACGGCGAAGGCCAAGCAGAGGCCGCTGCGGCGTCCGTACAGCAGCAACGGCGTGCTCAGGGGCTCATTGACCTAAGCAACGACATTGGCCCCACAGAAGGCGCTCTAGGCGTTTCTGCGGCCATTAGCGAAGCAACTACGCAAGCGCTCAACTTTGACATGGAACAAGCACGGGAGGCCGCTCTGGAACGGGCGGCTATTGATCGTGTGACGGACCTTGCTGCGTCCGGTGATTACACCACCGCAGCCACGTACCTGAACCTGATGGAGCACGGTAACGTTCTTCAGCAGCGTGCGGACTTCATGACGAAGAACCTGATCCTCCAACGGGAGATCGATCGGGCCGGCTCAGAGCTGCGCGATACTCCGTTCTATAGTCATATTACAAATTTCATCCTCGGTATGATTCCGTTCCAGAAGTCGCTTAGCCAGTCCGGCTTGGTGGACGTCCCTAACGAAGACAAGGGGTTCTGGGACTGGATGTTTGCCGGGGATCGTCGTCGTGTTGAAGCGTCGGCTCTGTGGAACATGTCCCCTGAAGAGTTTGGACGGGCTGTCCGGGAGCAAGTGCTGCCTGCCGTCGAAGAGAAGAGCCGCTGGTTCTTTGGTGCGTATCAAGACGACACCGAGCAGCTCGAACTGCTTCAAGGGTTCATGCACACTCCGCGTCCGTTGATTAACAACGTCTGGAACGCCGTCGACAACTTTGGATTTGTCGGTCCCGCCGAACTGGCTGCTGGCGGTAAGCTGGCTCGGTCAATCCCGAACATGCTGCTTGGGATGGGTGCTCGTCGTCAGGCTGCCGGTATGGCTGCCCGGGCTGCCCGAGATGGACTGCTCAACGATGTCAAGTCTGCTTTACTTCGTACTGGTTTTGAAACTAAGGACGAGATTGCTGACGCTCTGGCTCCGTCCATCATGCGTCCGCAGACTGGCCCGACCAAGCTTACCGGCTGGGCACTGGCAAATGAAATGTTGGAACGAGCCGACAGCATCAGCGACGGCCTGAACCGTCTGGTGCAGACTGGCAGGTTCGCTGACGAAGCTGAGTTGAAAGCTGCTCAGGCCGCTTTCCTTGAACGTGAACTGGCTGCCAACTTTGAAGAAGCCAAGATCATGGACATCGACTGGTCCAACCCCGAACGCCTAATTGACAATTCGTCCGTCGAACGTGTCACCTTTACGCTTGGTAAGAACAAGACCGACGGCTGGGTACGTGAGGCCGACGCCAAACGCTACGCCACTCAGACTGGTTTCAGTGACGCTGTTACTGAGCAAGTCGAAGGTGGGCAGTGGGTGGTTAAGGTTGCTCGGGCTATGCCTGAGACTGGTGCGTACATCAATCCGCTCCAAGTTAAGACGACCAACATGTTTAGTCGTTATCTGCTCGGTGCCCGTCAACGCTCCGATGAGTTCCTTGCCAACCGTGCCCAAGTCTCCGAGAACACCCGTAACACGCTGCTCAACGATCTTCGTAGTCAACTATGGCGCGAAGTGAATGTTGATCCTGCGTCCAAGGCGCGTGTTGCTCAAATGGCTGCCTTCGGCGAGGCCAATGCTTCGTGGTTCGATACTGTCGAAACCGCTAACATGTTCTTCCAACGCTCGTTCAAGCGTGACATCACTGAGCGTGAGTGGCGTTCGTACAACGGTCTTCGGGACATCAACGACTTTGAATATGGTATCCGTAACGATACTCGCTACAAAGAGTTGCAGATCCGGGGTATGGAAACCGTTAACGTCGATACTGGCTTTGGCTACATCGATCAGGTTAACGCCTTTGTTGACGAAGGAATGACTCGTCCTGTGCGTGGTCGCGTTCTGAATATGTCCGACGGCTCGATTGTCAAAGATATTGACGAAGCCGCTCGGGTGACTCTACGTGACAAAGGTTTCCAACTTGTCCACCTAGACGAACCGTTTAGACTGGCGGACGGACGTGAAATCACGGCTGTGGCTACGCGCAAGGGCGGCCACTTCCAACGCGAAGGCCTGCGTCGTGCTCAGCTTCCGTATCGTGCTGGTGGTCACCGGATCTACGAAGACAAGTACTTTGTCAAGCAAGCTCACAAGTCGGTCCTTGACAACGGGGATACGGCCTGGAAGAATCCGCACACCTTCGTAGCCGGCACTCGTGCTGAAGTTGAAGAGTGGGCTCGTATCATGAACCTAGCCCGTGAGCAGTTTGCTCGTGACCCCGGCGATCTGGCCAAGCTCGACGAAATCTTTGGCGGACGTCCCGGCTATCCTACGCCGGAGCAATTCACTGCTGGTATGGCCGACGGAACGTATTCGAAAGACTTCGAGTTCGTTGGTCTGTTCGATCGTGAGTTGCCGAAGGAGTACGACAACGTTGGTCGTGAATGGATGTCCGAAGAAGCGGAAGACGGCACGCTGTCTTATCTCCGCACTAACGGTCGTCTGTACTACAGCCAGAAAGGTAACGAAGCTCTCGTCGACTTCCGTGGTGCTCAGGCCCCTGTGCTGGATGCGTACGACGCTGTTAACCGTGCCTTCTTGAACATTGCCAACCTGACGTCCTTTAGCGACTATAAGATCACGTCGGTCAACCGCTGGGCTAACACCTTTGGCGATTACCTAGACAAGAACCTACTTCCGGCCAACCCTACGCCGATGCAAATGTTCTTGGACGGAAAGCTGACTAAGGGTGCCAGTCGCGATCGTCTTGTCAATGCTGCTGAAGATCAGCGTCAGATCATCCTCCGTAACCTCGGCTGGAAGACGACGTCCGATCTGAAGGCCGAAGAGGTGTCCCGGTCGTTCGGGGAGTTCCTGATGGGTACAGACCCCAACAGTCTTCGTCACAGCGCCAGTCGTCGGCTTGTCAACTGGTTCAGCGAACGGAATCCTCTGCAAGCTCTTCGAGGCTTTGCATTCGACCTTAAGCTGGGCCTGCTCAACCCTGTGCAGCTCTTCCTGCAAGCCGGTACATACATGGCCATTGCTGCCATCGACCCTGCCGGTGCCACTCGAGCCCTTGGCACGAACGGACTGCTCCGTGCATTCCTTATTCGTGACGATCTGCTGCCTGCCATGCTCAAAGGCGGTATGTGGAAGATGGGTGGCTTTGATAGCGCTGAAGACTTCGAAGCGTTCATGAAGACGGCTAAGGCGTCGGGCTTCCTGACGATCAACGAAAGCCACAGCTTGGTGAATGCGATGGGTCCGAACAGTGGTTTGTCACTGTCCGACAACCCCCTTCAAAAGGCGCGTGAGATGAGCCGGTTCTTCTTCAACGAAGGTGAACTGGTTAACCGGATGACGGCTATGAGATCCGCCTGGGATCACACTAAGCGTTCGTTTGGTGATAATCTTGACAACGCTCGTGGCGAAGACTTCCTGAACAAATTCACTGGTCGCTCTGAGACGCTCGCCTTTAGCATGTCCAGAAGCTCGCAAGCGTGGTGGCAGCAAGGGCCAGCGTCTATTCCGACGCAGTTCTTCAGCTACCAAGCGCGTATGATGGAGATGATGTTTGGTGGTCAACTCACTCGCTGGGAACGTGCCAAACTAATCGCATCGCAATTCTTCCTGTACGGCGCTGCCGGTATTCCGTTGGCCCCTGTGCTCAGCGACATGATGGCTGCAAAGACGGGCGAGAACCCCGAGTTGCAAACCGTTGGTGGCTGGCTTGATCGTGGTGCGCTGGACAACCTTGTCAATGCCTTTGGCGGTCCTGATGTTATGATCGGGGAACGTTTTGGCACGGGCGGCTGGATCGGCGACACCATCGGCGAACTGATGGGCTACAGCAAGTACGGCGAGCAGAATACGCTTGACGTCCTTGGTGGTGCATCGTGGGCCGTGGCGTCCGACGTCTACAAAGACTTCCTGCCGTTCATCAGTTATATGGCTGCTGAGTCCGGCGGGGACACTGGTCGACCTGCACCCCGTCGTGCCTTTGTTAACCTTGCGTCAAACATCTCGTCTGTGTCGAACGTCATTAAGTTTATGATGATTCGTAATCACGGTCAGTACGTTTCGACGAACGGTAACATTTCCGTTGACGAAGTTCCGTCCGACGCTGCTTGGTTTGTGCTTCTGACGGGGTCCAAGCCGGGTGACATGGACGATCTGTCTGCCCACATGTCGTACCTCAAGGATCGAGACACGGCTGTCCAAGAGGCTGCAAAGGTTATTGAACAATACCGTGCTGAGATCTTTACACGTCCTGAGGACCACGAAGAGATCGCTGACGAGATCAACATCTTTGTCCAACACCTCGATCCATCCATTCGTGCCTCGGTCCTTGCCAAAGCACGTCAGCCGTCGCGGTCTATGCTCGACAGTGCTGAAGAACGTATCAATCGCATCCGGTCGCAAGAAGCCGCGCTCCGGGCAACTGAGGAATCTCAATAGTGGCTAACTTAACCGCTGATCTTCCACTGGCCTCTAGCTCGCGCCGTATCATTGATCCGGGTGGTGGCGGTCCTTCGTGGCTCCAGGGGCTTGCCTCCGGGGCCTCGAAGGCCGTTAACAACATCGGCGGTATGATGGACGAGAATGCTGCTCGTCAACGTCGTACTGCTGCTGACGAAGCCAAGGCACGTGAAGAGCTGGCCCGTAACCAAGCGGCTGGTGTTGCTATTGATCACGCATTAGGACGGGGTGTGTTTGCCCCTGCGTCTCCTGCTGCGGCCAACATGGAACCTATCCAGACGCCGATCGACAGTGAACTCCAAGGTGCTCCGGCCCCGCTGGACGTCACTAACTCGGTTGACGAAGCTCGGCGTGCTCGGGCCGCTGAAGCTCAAGGACGTGCTCCTAGTGGCTCGGGTCGTATCGTACTTGAACGAGCGCTTAACCGCCTGCTGGCGGACTTCCCGGACCAGACGGCAAACATCCTCAAAGAGTTTCGTGAGAATGGTTTCGATCACTATCTTATGCGTGGACGAGACACCGAAGAAGCTTTGTACGATGCTGAGGTTGCTGGTACTATTAAGCAACGTCAAGACTATGCTAACTCGGCTGTTGCTGCTGGTGCCGTACTTCCGGGTACACCGATGCAAGATGCGGCCGTTGTTGGCCAGCACATTGCTCGTCAAGAGTATCTGCTCAAGCAACAACGCGAGTTGGCGGCTGAAGATCGTGCTGCGGCTGCCGAAGGTCGTGCACAGTTTAGGTTCAATCAAGAGAACGCTGATCGCGAAGTAACTAGCAACTTTCAAGCCACGCTGTCCGCTGTGTTGGCCCCTAGCTTTAACGGCCTGAAAAATCTCTTCACTCAAGCAAATGGCGACCAGTCGGTCCTGCAACTGATCCCCGATACGCTCAACAGTCTTGACGTAACCGTTAACAACATCATCACCGCTGCCCAACAGAATGATGCACCACCGTCCACCGTGACGGCTATGCGTCAAGAGTGGGCTACGCTTCGTCCGCAGATCGTTGACCTAGTGTCGGGTCCCGGCTCGGAGCTTGGTGTTGCGTCTGCTGTCCTTGAGGGTATGCAACGTGACCTTGGCATCAACATGATCCAAGCATTGCCGGTTATGACGGCGATGAAAGAGATGTTTGGTATGGCCGGCCTTGAGGCAGCGTTCGGTGAGAACCCTGCGATGTCTCTGCCGCAAGAGATCAAAGACTCCATCCGTCGTGAGATCACCGGTATTTCTGGTGCAATCGACACCACTGGCGAACGAGTTACGATGGCTACCATTGCTCGTATGCTGCGTGGCGATCTTAACATTACCGAGATGGACGAAGCGGCTGCACGTACTGCTCTGCCCGCCATGGTGCTTACCGCCCGTGGCCATGTTAATGCGATCGCTCAAGGTGGCGGGAACGTCGGTGCTTATGTCAACAGCAACCTTCAGATCACTAATGCGGCCATGGAAATCCAAGGCGGTAACAGCACGGCTCGGACCGAAGCCATCGTGGCTGGTAACGTTTATACTAACGAAGCCCGGGCTGCGGATCTTGCCCTGATGCGTCGTGACCCTCAGCAAGCTGCTGTGATGGTGGAGGCGAAGCGTGCTGCTGCTCAGCATATGATCCTGAACATCAACAACGACTCGTGGCGTGATCATCCGTCCGACACCAACGACGGTCTGTGGACGGTTCAGTATGTTAACGGTCGTTATCAAACTGCCATTACGGATGCGTCGTATCGTCAATGGGCTGAGTCTCAATACCGGGATCGGACCAACGCTCTTGTCACCTTCAATGGTGGCGGACGTATTCCGACGATTCAGGAGATGAGGCGGCAAGGTTCCCCGCGCGGTCTTAACGATCGTATCGGTTCCATCAACCTTCTCACCGACTACCTTGTCGAAACCAATCAGTTCGACGACAACTTCCAAGGCGTCTCTGCTACGGAAGCCCGTGCCTTCTTCATCACCGGTCAAACGCCGTCGGCTATGGCTGCCCGGAACCAAGAGCAGCGTGCTCGTGTGGCGCCGCTGGCTAGCCAGATCGAAAGCTATCGGACCATGCTGGATCGTCAGCGCACTGAGTCCGAGCAACTGGCTGCCAACGAGATCGGTCGTCGTGCTGCTGAGAATACTCCGCTTCCGGTGTCTGAGGTTCAGAACAAAGTTAAGACGGCCGCTGAAGCCTTTGGCATTCCGTGGGACGTAGTTAATCGTCTGGTCCGTAAAGAGTCCGGCTGGGATGCGGCTGCTGAAAACACTACTACCAATGCAGCCGGTCTATTCCAAATCAATGACGATGTTCGACGTTCAGTGGATGAGAATATCCAAACGGGCCTGTCGATGTTCCGTGACGCTCAGCAAGGTGCTCAACGGATCCTTGGGCAAGCCGCTACGGCTGCTGATGCGTACGTTATGTACCAACAAGGAGCCGGTGGTGGTGCTGCTCTGCTGAGTCCGAGCAATGCGGCTAAGTCCGCCGAGGAGGTGCTCACGCGGGTCTACGGTAATGCGGCCACTGCGCGCCAAGCCATCACGGCCAATGGCGGTAACCTTAACATGACGGCAGCTCAGTTTGCCCAACACATCCGTGATTACTTCAATCGCTAAAGAGGCTCGGAGGCTGATGATAGATGAGTGTGTCTACAGCCCCGAGGTCCTCTATATAATCCTACAGCCACGTCACCCGTACGTGCATTACAGCCACATAAGGGAGGCGATCAACTTTGCTAAATGCACTTAGTGCTTGGTTCCGTCGGCTCGGTAACAGCCTTATTAACCCCATTGTTATCGACGCCGCCCGGAGCTGGATGGCAAACTTCAGTGGCGTTGCTGCCTCTGTCTTTGCCTTCCTCATCGTCCTGATGGGCTACTACGGTTGGACCGCTGACAGCGAGAATACCCGCGTAGGCCTACTCATCACGGCCCTCGTTCTAACTCATGCGGAGGCTATTCTTTGTCTATTTTATCTGCACCGTGTAAGCCTTGAAGCTCTCAAAGCGAAGGTCGGTGCTGTGGAGGTTTCTCTCGATGCACAACCCGTCCAACAAATCACCGTCACCAGCCCCCAAACCGTCATCCAAGCCAGCCCCATCCCCGATGGAGCCGTTCTTCGCGACGGTACGCTCCAAGCTGGGACGTCTGACGCAAAAGCAGGTTGACGGCTTCAATGCCATCCTGAAGGCTACTGAGGCGCACGTAACGTCCCATCGGGCGTACATGCTGGCTACTGCGTGGCACGAGACGGCTAGGACCATGCAACCCATACGGGAATACGGCAGTCATAAGTACCTAGACAAATATGACACTGGTCGATTAGCCGAGCGGCTTGGTAACACCCCGGAAGATGACGATGACGGCCAGATCTATGCCGGTCGTGGGTTTGTCCAGATTACCGGTCGTGATAATTATCGCCGCTTTGGTATCGAGAACACTCCGGACGATGCGTTGAAGTTAGATGTAGCTACGTACATTCTCGTTAAAGGAATGTACGATGGACTGTTTACCGGTAAGGGTTTGAACGATTACCTGACGTCAGATCGTGGTAACATAGAAACCTTTACGAAGGCTCGGCGTATTGTCAACGGCACTGACAAGGATCGTCAGATCGCTCAGTACGCGCTAATCTTCCAAGAGGCCCTCGATGCCACAGTCGGCTAGACAACAACGCGCCGATCGCTCTGCTGCACGGGCCACACGTAACCGTCAAGACGCAGAAGCAAACGCTATGCCTCGGCCACATGATCGCCCACCGATGCGCGGTGAGTCCGCCTTGGAGCGCCAAGTCCGTGAATATTGGGATAGTCCCGCCAGACGCCGTGAACGCGGCTTCCGTGAACGTTAATTGAGGATTGCCACAAATGGCTGAAACCCCCTTCAACTCCGCAGACTTTGCCGGGACTCGATCGATTCGAGACTGGCAACGAACACTTAACGCCCTTGAGTCGTTCTATGGCGACGAGGCCCAACTGAAGATTGCTGACACGTATGCCGTCGGTATCACCGGTCGTGTGCCCGTCAACAGCGTTGCTCCGGCGATTACCGGTACGCTTAACGTTGGCGATACGCTTACGGTCACCAATGGCACGTGGTCTCCGGTTCCCACCTCGTATGCCCGCCAATGGTACGCCGATGATGTGGCCATTAGCGGTGCAACCGGCCTGACACACGTACTGGCGGCTGAACAGGACACGGCAATGATTACCGTCATCGTAACCGCGACGCTGAACAACATGTCTGCTACTCAAGTCTCTAACGAAGTTGGTCCTGTAACCAACGTCTAACGAAGGGCGGTGATCTAGTATCTCACGGCTAAGTCCGGAGGTCGTGTCACAAACTTATTACGGACATAAAAAGACCCCCTAGAGCGCAAGCCCTAGGGGGTTTCTTTTATTTAGATTGTGGTTCAATGAGTTCGTCTTCAACCCAATCGATCAGTGCGTTGTACCGAGTACTTACGTCGTTGTATTGGACGATGGCACCGAAGGACCAGTTGGTAAGGTCGGTAACGGTTGTGGACGTACCAGCAGGGACGCCGGCGGGATCGGTCGCAGGACTACCGGTGATGGCTTCGTTGAGCACGCCGACAGCGTCAGGATCAACAGCACAATTATTAGCGGGTACATTATGTAGTCGAAGTTGTAAGCTGGCCGCTCGGTTTTGAGCCAAGCGAAGACTTTCTTGAAGCTCTCTTTCACGTTGTACATTTCTTACTTGAACCTCTTGGATCTCTTTGACAGGGACATAAACCTTTTCGACCTGGATTCGCGCTTCAGCCCGACTACCCACCAGATAGCCTCCACCGTAAGCCACACCCAGAAGAGCAACAGCACCGATTGCAAGATAAACGACATTAGGTAGGCCTTTTACAAAATTCAGTCCATTGGTCAGCCATTGCATTAGCGACACCTTCAAATGTTCGGTTACGAGCTTTCGCCTTTAGGGCCGGGGTTCGCTCATTTCCCGTTTCGTAGTACCACTTGGACCATCGCTTTCCGGACTTAAAGTAGTGCCATTCAGGTTCGACGACGTTCGTTGGTTCGAGCAGCGGCAACCCCCGCAGCCACAGGCCAGTTCTTTTTGTCGTTGGATGTCCGTATTGGTATGGTTCAATGATTTGATCCGGTTTTCTGAAGCGGGTTGACATGATGCCAACGGGGTTTTCAATGCAGACGCGGTCGCACGGAGCATTGTACAGCTCCATAAAAAACGCAACAGCGTCTTCTCGGTCTTCGGCCCGTCTAGGAAATCGTTCAGCGTACTCAGGAGCAAACCATCGATTCCCGGTAGTGGTGAGGTAGGTGCAGGGTGGGTGAGCAATGATAAGATCCCATCCCTTGAGCTGATTTCGGACGTCACCGACGATATGATTTCCGGGTCGTTCGCTTTCTTCAAGATCGCAACTCCATGCATCCCATCCACGCTCAGCAAAGGCGTCTCGCACGACACCACTGAATTCACAAGCTATTAGGCACCGCATGTGCCACCACTACCGCTGATGTTTTTACGTTCATAGTGTCGACCAACGTTTGTTTCAACCGCATGGCAGTTAGCGCAAAGCACACGACACTTACGCATTTCAGCTACAAGCCGTTTAATCTTGTGACTGACCATTTCTTTGACATAACCAATCTTTGTCATGCGATCGATATGAGCAAACTGAAGAGCAGCAGGATGTGAATTGTAACCACATTCGTCACACCCTTTAGCCATCTTATATTTATCAATCCAATAACAACGACGATCCCGACGAGGTTTGTAATAATCTGTATATCTAGACACCACAACTCCCGCCTTTGCCGGTCAGATCACACAAATCGTGAGTTTCTACAGCCTCTTCAAACTCATCACCAAGTTGTTCCACGGCTTCGGCGTACGGTACACTAGTGAGAGGTTGACCGCCGCGCGCACCGTCTGGATAAACAGTAAAGCCCCGAAGTCGATGAGCGTAACTTGCAAGCGTTTGGGCAAATGCCTCAACATTATCAGGATTATTATGCTGACTACCCCACGCAGGTAGATTAATCGTTGACGAAATCGATTGATCAACGTAGTCTTGAACGTCTGCTTGGAACTTGATACGCTTCTCAAAATTTTCTGCAAGGTCTACCGCGCTTTCGATCGTGTCCGGTTGTACTCCGTGGAGACTAATGAGCTCTTGGGCTGTTCCGTCAACGACGTATTGATAATGCCAGCGAGTTCCTTTAAGGTAGCGTCTTTTATAGGCAACGGCAAAGAGGGGTTCAACGCCAGTAGTTGTACCAGCAAGGATGCCAATTGTTCCGGTAGGAGCGATAGCTCGTTTGGCCACAGGTCGGGAAATTCCAAGAGCGTCGCTGAATCCTTGACTAACGTCATCAGACTGCGCCTTATAGACAGCAAGCCATCGGTGGAGTTCGCTTGAGACTTCATACCCTGTAGTCCTCTTCATCAGCCATTCGTGCATACCCATAAGACCAAGGCCAAGTCGCCGGTTCTTTTCGCGAACCTGATGGACCTTTTCGTACGGAAGGTCGGCCTTAAGCGTTCCACAGATAAGGAACATCGTCGCCAAGGTAACAATCTCACGAAATTCGTCCAGTGAATCGATGCGCCCAAGGTTAAGGGACCCAAGGTTACAGACGTCCGAATCGTCTTCTGATGTAACTTCGGTACACGCATTACGGAGTGTTTCGTTTTCTTTGTCGAAGAAGTTGAAAGAAAAGCCAGGCTCAGCGGTCCGAAGCGCTTGCTCCACGTTCTGTCTGAATACATTGCCGACGTCTCCTGTGTTCCAATAGTTCATAAGCCATTCAGTGTCGTAGTTAACACTGATGTTGGTCTGATCCATTGGGGCTGGGAAGTTGAAGTCCTGTTGTTTGACGTCGGCTAATGATAGACCCGAAGTACCCACAGGCATCTGATCCCAATCCTTGGACGTCAGAAACGTTTCAATGTCTCCGTGCTTCCAGTTAAGACTGGCATAGATGGCAGATCGTCGAGAACCGCCTTGCATCACACGGCGACCGATCTCGTTCAGCATCTGCATCTTCGGGATCGGACCAGACGCTATTCCACCGGTCTTTCCAAGAGGCGACCCTTCCGCACGATATACAGAGTAATCCACTCCAATACCACCACCAGTCATTAAACAGCTCTCGGCTTTCCACGACAGATTCGCCCAATCTTCCCTCGTATCTTCCTCGGCCTTGAGGAGGTAACAGTTGTTGTAAAACTTTGCTTGCCGGCCTGCATAATAGAGGTATCGGCCACCCGGAATGAACTTCATTTCCTGGACGTACCGGATCAACTGATCAACGGCGTCCTTGGTCATATGTTCGGCACACACCTCAGTGATGAGGGTGACGGCCAGATCATTCCAGGTTTCAGCCCCTTCGTGGGCGTACTTCTGCTTGAATATATCTTCACTGAACTTTGACCGGAATGCAGGGTTAGTATTAGATCGCCATAGACTCATTCATCATTCCTGTAAGGTTCATAACCAATTTCATAGTCGTCCAAGAAGATACTCGGGCGCTCGTCTTTCTTTTTGTCGGGGATTACACGGGGCCGGTACTTAGGGGTTCGCAGGTCCCGGGCAATGTGGTCCCGGCGGCGCACTTGTCGCTTCATCTTTGTATTATCCATTAAAGTTTTTTAGTGAGACGCTTCAAGACGGCACTGGTCCGCCCCTTAGTGGGTCGGTCATCCACGAGAGTGCTTTGTTCTTGCGCGTCCATAAGGATGCACAGGCAGGCGGCAGCGTGGGCAAGGTGGTGGACACCGCTGTCTTCTGCAACTTCCTCGCCGTCAAACCAGGCAAATACGTGCCGAAGAGCCGCATCTGTGTACGTTGTGACACTAACAGGATCATTTCGCCAGTTAGCGGGTCCGTACTTGATTGCTCCGTCCCGGAACGCATCAGCGATGTGAACAAGACTTGGGGCAGGAATAAGGCTAATGGCGGGCTTTGCTTTTCCATAGATCGTCTTTGGATTAGTGTCCTTGACCACAATCTCGGCCATACTGTCAACCGCACTCACATCTGCATCGGCGTACGCTTCTGGCATCAGACAGTCACCACAGCACATACACGAACCGTCGCCGTCATGGCTGATGTCGATGAGTACGGAAACGTCTTCAAGACACAGATCACACCGTCCCTTGTGTCGTGGCGTGAAGTCAAAAGACGTCTGAAACGCTTCCATCTTCGTCAAGTCCAAGGGCAATCCGGATGTCTTCATTTTCCAATATCTCATCATAAAATTTATCGGCCATGTCAGCCGTACTGATCTTCATTATTTCACACAACTCATCAGGGCTGAATCGATCGATTACTGCGGCAATCAACGTATCAATGTCCATCGTTCATATATGTTACCAATCGTTGAAGCTGTTCTAAAGTCAAATCCGATTTAATCGAATTGGCTTTAGTTGAAATAACAGCGACATTGCCCGGAATATATCCTTTACTGTTGTCAATCCGATCGACCGAAGGGGCGTACCACTTGCTTTTGTCGAGTGAAAATTCAATGTTTAAAATCGGACAGCGCTCTGGTATAACAATATCTTCAACACTAATTGTATGTTCCAGCGATTTACGCTTAGCCGAAGCTCTTGTTCTGTACCACATCAAGACTTCGGGTCTATTGTTTTTTAGATGTTGATACTGCTCACGAGCGCGCTTTTTGGCATCAAACATTAACCGTAGGCCGCTTTCAATCGCTTGAGCGAAACTCTTTCGAGGTCATAGTCACCCCCTTCGACGCCTCTTTTAATGCAGACGCCGGCATCCCAAATTTGGTTAGCTGGTCCAGCAAAATCTGCGTGGTAGTCTTGGTACACGCCAACGACCAGACCGTGTAACCGTCGGCCGCCAACTGACGTCCTAACGGTATGATCAAATAGGTGGCTGTGCCCACAGGTGGATGACGCAAGGTTTTTAGTAATGAGGGCAGCACCGTGACGCTCACCCCCGATGGGCCGGCCGCTAACCCCAGCGACAAAGTAGTGTTGATAGGTAACTCCATCAACGACGACAGGAGTGAGGAAAGGGTATTCTTCAAATCCGTACTCTTTGGACTGAAGGTCAGCCAGACCAATGGTCCCTTCGAGGACGGGATCTCGGCTAACGGCTCGGCTAATTCGGTCTTCGTGGTTACCAAGGGTGCGGATGAAGCGGGGGAGTTTTTTCTTTTGCTTTTTGACAATGCTCATCATCCGATCTTGGGCATCGAGCCCAGCTTCAATGTCCCGCTTGTAGCGGCGACCTTCAAACCCTTTAGTGCCTTTATCATAGCTGCAAAGGCTTGGCATGTCCCACCAGTCACCGATATCGACCACGACGTCTGGTTTGACATCGTTAATGAGGTGACCAAGCCATTCGTAACGTTGATTTTTAAAATCAGGGTGGGCGTGACTATCGGGTATGACAAGGTGAACTTTCCCGCTCAAGACTGGTCTTCCTTGACGATTTCTGTCTCGATGCGATAATCGGCGGGGTTGGACTGTCGATTAATGAAACCTTCAGCGCCGCCGTAGTGACGCCAGACACCCTTCAGAAGCGCACCGGCTCCCGTCGGGTTGTCGTAGATCACCACGTATACTACTTCAACCATTCAGTTGGAATCCTTTCACTCGCCCACGGAAAGCCGTTTTTTTCGGCCCACGCAGCGTTGGTTTGTTTGCCTCCTACAATCGGCCCTTGGGCTTTCATAAAGACAAATCTAATATCTAACTCAGGGTGTTGCTTCTTTACGGCAATCATCTTACGACGGTCATCGCTATCGAGCTTGCCTTTAGCTTCGATAATAATTCCATTGGCGAGAATAAAATCAGGATTGTATTCGCCAGAAAGTGTGTAAGGAATTTTTAACGTTTCGTAACTATACTTGACTTTAGCCATCTTTAGCTGCGTATCAAGTGTACGCTCAAAGCCGGAACGAAATCCTGCCATTTTTGCTTGTCCTCGAACAGTTTCATCAAAACGTCGATCGGCTCTCGCTTGAGCACGTCGACGCCTGTTCGCCAGCATACTAGAACGTTGTCCTTTGATGCACAGCTTACTGCGGCATTTAGAGCCACATGTCTTGGCTACTATTCGCCGATGTTCGATCGAGATTTTGCAGACAAGACACTTACGCACTTAGTCTTCCAGGACTTCGAACGATTCTTCGATGTACGCTACGTCGCCTTGGTTGGCGAGGAACGTAACCGAATTAGCATTCTCAAACTCGTCAAGGATACAGGCAATGTAGCCGTTAGTGACAAGATAGCCGGTAATCGGACCGAAGGTTTTAAGTTCGCCATTTGGCAGTTTCAGTGTTACGCTGTAGTCCCGGGGCTGCGGGGAGGCGTCAGGGCCAGTTTGGACCGGCCGGAGGGTTGTAATATTGTCAGTCAAGTGTTACTCCTTCACAGGCCAACCAGTGGCCTCGTAAACTTCCGGCTGTTTCTCGACCTGTGTCATATGGACAGGTCCGCCGGAATAGATGAATGTGCGAAGACCGGCACCACCGTTTGCGTCTGCCCAACATGTAAACTTGAATGGACAATACGAACAGTTCGTGCCTAGTTTTCGATTGCCCGATTTACCATGCTCGACATCTTCGTAGCATCGCTCAGGGGCTTCGCCGGACTTCACCACTTCCTTGAGGTGGTCAATCCGTTCTTCGATATTATAGACCGCTAATTCGGACGCGGGGACCTTCATAAGAGTCATGTTTGCCCGCTCCTTTTCGACGGCAAGGAACGCTCCGTCTAGGCCGCCAAAGGCAACCGAATAGCCAGCCAGTTGCTCCATGTAACCAAAGCTGTCGTTTTCACGAAGGCTTCCGTCTTTGAACTTCTGGAACCCAAACTTGGACGCTGATTTCACGTCGACCACAACACCGTCAATAACGGCGTCGGTGTGCCCCATGATACCATTGAGCATCAGTTCGGCTTGTTCGTGTTCGACTTCGTGACCAGCCTCTTTGGCCAGGAATAGGAGGACCGCCTCCCAGATGTCACCGAACAGGAACTTCATCTTAGCTTCTGGCTCAAGGGCTTCACGTTCGGTACTGTGTAGTTCGTACCAGATCTGCCTGTCACCTTTGCCAAGGTTAGACATCCGAAGGGTCGGCTTGCGGGGACCTTCGGCTAGGCGAGACGCGACCACGTCAGCAATCGTCTCACCCAGCTTCCGGACCCGCTCGGGGTTAACCTCGAAAGGTGTCTCCCCGAACAGACCTTGGATGTCCGAAACTAGTGAGTCAATGTTTTTGTCACCCACTGGGCAAACCTCACAAGTTCGTCTTTAGTGGCATCGTTTTTCATGACGTTTGCCTTCTTAGAGATAACCCACACATTATCTTTTGTGTAACCTTTTGCCGGGTCAATTCGATCCAACGTTGCAGCGTATTGGGTTTTACGCTTAAAAGGTACGTGAAGAATGGGGCATTGTTCCGGTATTACTATATCGGATTTTTCTAAGTCGAATATCAATCCGCGATCTTTAGCACGTTGTTTAGCACCAAAATAAAGCCGGTCAGCCCAATTATTTTCACGCCAGTCCGCAGCGCGCTCTCGTCTCACTTGACGATTACGCTCTAGGTTTTTAACGTACCAAGTCCGTTGATATTGTTTGTCGGCCTCGGTATAGGCCAAAGATTAGACCTTGGCTTTAGGGTAGGCTCGCATGTAGATTTTACGGGCCGTCGTTTTAGGGATCGTCAATCGATCAAATGAATACGTAGCCGTTTTATTGCAAATCGAAACCCAAAGTTGAATGAAATAGTTTTTCAAATCTTTGGACGGACCGACTTCAATATCAGCGATATCAGCAATATCTATATCAGCCATTAGACCCACGACTCCTCATTGTCAACGCTGGGATACTCTTGGTATTCATCCGAGTTACCCTCGAACGGCACGTGTTCCCACACTTGCAGACCGATGAGGCTGGGCTTGAGCCGGGTCTTGCCGGCAACCGTAACCTCGTTCAGGGCAAACTTGAAGTTAACCACGGAACCGTTGCCGATCTTGACCGACTTGTCCCACGGATTGCCCTTGTTGTCGACGACCTCGATCGGCTTAGCCGGGGTGCCGTCTTGCTTAATCTCTTTGCGCTTGAACGCAATGTACTTACCGTTGGACGGGTGATTTTCTTTGGACTTCAGATAGAAGTCACTGCCCCCTTCGGCGAGGTACTTCTCAACGGCTTTGTCGTCAACGCCGATATCAACCGACCATTCACGTTCGCCCTTGGTATATCCGTCTTGCGGATTGCCGAGCACCTTAGCCCAAAACGCTTTACCTTGTAAAATCATAATTCACTTTCTTATTATCGTTGTTTGCTTGGCTGGGTCGGCAGGCCTCGAACCTACAACCGCTCCCTTAACAGGGGAACGCTCTACCAATTGAGCTACGACCCAATCTCAGTATCAGTAGTATATCACTTTATACCGGGTTTGTCAAGTGAAAAGTTAATGCTTGACAAAAAAGAAAACCTATGGTATAATACTCTTGTAGCCGCCCCAAAGGTACCTATTAATCAGGGAAAGTCTACGTGAAAGTCCCCGACGACAACAGGTCCAACATCAACACGCTGTGCTTGTGCTCCGTTTAGGAATACAGGCTGCGCCCTGACTTGTATCTCATTAACTTGACCTGCTCCAGGAGCTCCCGGATCAGCTCGTCTTTCTTGCTGCACTCTTTGCAGGGTGAACGGGTTGGCGTTTTCGATGCGCCAGCCGGGGATGGTTCGATTGAGTCGTTCACGTTGTTCGTTCATCCTTTGCCGGACATTTTCTGCATGGTCAATATGCATGGGATAAATGACTTGATGTTCCATGCCGTACAGCAGATCATCACTAAGCTTTAGACGACCGGTGTTAAACGTACCCTGTGGTTCGTAATAACCTTTGGTAAGATTATTGTCAAAGCCAGCATAGTGAGTATGGAAGCCGTGCCGCAAGAACATCACTTGAACGATGGTGTCACGGACCAGGTACTCTTGGACGTTAAAGTCGTGGCCAGCACCGGCGTATTCCTCAGCGGTCAGATCACGACGAAACTCCCAGCCTTCTGGATGATGCGCTCTATTCGCTGCACGACCATGCGGCAGGAAGAGGTCGATGTCATTAGGTTGAATGCCAAGCATCCAGTCCCGCACTGCACCACCGGCCACCATACCACGAATATTCCACGTGTTTCGTGCAGACGTCAGCAGCTCGTTCCAGAAACCGGGTCCGTTCATTAGTCGTCTCCATCGTCATAGTAATCATCGTCGTCATCATAATCATCGTAGTCGTCCGGATTTTCGTAGCAATCCACATGCATCATGTTATGCATATCGAAATCGCTAGTGTCTTCCGGTTCGTCAACACCACAGACACAGCAACGTACCATGCCAGGAACAAACGGTTCGTAGTTCTTTTTCATTAGTGAGTCTCGGCCCATGTTTTACCAATCTTATATTCACCGTCAAGGGGTACGGCCAGGTTAAGATACTCTCCTGCGGCTTGGAGCGCCTTACGGAACTCTTTACCAACCTCTTCGGCGTCACCCGGAGCACAATCAAGTTGATGCTCGTCGTGGATGTCACCGACCTTCCAAGCGTCCAGACCGCGAGCCGTAATGGCTTCGTCAAGGAAGATGGCGGCAACTTTCATTGCGATGCCACCGGCGCTTTGAAGCTTAGTATTAAGGGCTGCGTGGGTGCTTAAGGAACGTGCATACCCACCATCGATTGTTTTAATCCAGCCAGACTTGGACTCGTTCTCAATTTGCTTAGTAAGCTGTTTAAGACCCGGCGTACCACCAATAAGAGCTTCTCGGATTTGCTTACCGAGCTTTGCAGAGCCTCCATATTGGCTTCCAAGTTTTTTATCCGCTGCTCCATAGAGGAAAGCGTAGAAGGTTGTCTTGACTGGTCGACGAAGAAATTCCACACCGATTGCGCTTGTGAGTGCGTCGGCGTTGAACTGATGCGGATCTCCGTAGATGTACAGGTCACTGGCTTCCTTGTTTCCAAGGTAGTGCCCGAACATTCGCATTTCGAGGGCGGCAGCGTCACCCCCAACAAGTACTCTTCCCGGGCTGGCAGTCCATAGAGAGCGACACTCATGTCCATACGCAGCTTCATTTCCTGGAATGTTAGCGGTGTTTGGGGAGTTGTGTCGCATCCGGCGAGTGATCGCACCACACGTAAAAACTCTTCCGTGGATACGCCCGTCGGACTTAACAGCACCAAGCCACGTATTGACCATGTTTCCTCGTCCATTAGCCACAAGCCAGTCAGCGATCGCCTGAACTTCAGGTCGCTTCGAGCTTTCAGCGAATGCCACGAGTGCGTCTTCATCAACCTTTGGATTGCCGGTCGGGGTGAATGATCGAGGCTCCCATCCCAAACTAAGGAGCCGTTCGACACGTTGAACAGGGCTGCCGATATTAAATTCCCGCGTACCATAGACAGTATATGTTCCGTCGAGATTGTGGCGTAAGTTGGTTCCATACTTCTCTACATGCCTCTCATAGCTTGCGTAGGGGGTTCCGTCTTGTTTTAGTCGGTACTGGTAGGTTTCGAGGGCTATTTCTTCGGGCGGAAAGAGTTTTTTGATGGGAACAGACAGTTCCAGTTCTTTCGTGCGAAGCTGGCCGTATAGATTTCTAGCCCGCTCAACATCAAAGCAAAAACCTCGTTCCTCTTGCTTGTCGACAACGACCCTAATCTTGTGCTCGATCCAACAGGAGCGTTCAGAAAAGCCGACAGCTCGGAGTCGTTGAGCCAGTGCAAGGAAGACGCGTCGGGTGAGCTTGACGTCTTGGATGCAGTAGTCGAGCATTTCTTGGGAATAGTGCGACCAGTCACTGAAGTCTCCTTTGTAGTCTTTGAAGCGGTGACCCCACGCCTTGAGGCTATGAGGGCCAGCAGGGTCTCCTTTTAGGCTTTCGGGCTTCGGGAGATGTGGGTTGTACAGATAAGAAAGGACAAGGGTATCAACGACGCGATCCAAGCTAATGCTGATACCAAGAAGACGATTGAGGGTAGGAACATCAAAGCTAATGGCGTTGTGACCGACGAGAATGGCATCGGCGGGTAGCTCGGACCACCAGCGTCGCGCTTCGTCTTTGCCCACAAAGGTTCGTACTTCTTCTGTGGCGACATTTTGGCTGACGATGCACCAGAGCTTAGTACTGGGGATTTCGTCCGTCTCGATGTCAATGACATAATATTTTGATAAATCTGTGTGTTCAAGGTACATATTGTCTTTCTGTGACAATGCCCACACACAGGCTTAAAGTTAATGTTAACTAAACAGACTTGAGTTTCGTCGATACTCTGCGTACGCACGTAGCCATTTCAGTTGATCCGATCGTCCGCGCTCCCACTCTCTGCGATCCCATGTCCCCTTCTCGTGGGGGTTTTGGGATACACCGGCCATGATTGAGCGACGACCTTCTTCGTAACGACTCACCACTTTTCTTCACTTTTCATTTAAATCAATCCAAGCTTCATTCCAGCCGTCGTCCCAATCGGCGAATTCAGGCAGCTCTCGGTCATATGGATTTTCCCATCTTGACATATGGTATCGAAAATATGCATCATAACCGATCGAATATGCATAAGTTGTAGTCGGTCCTACCATCTTTCTTCCTCCGCTACCGTACCCCCGGCTTCGAATCGCTGTACTTCTGCTTCGTCCAACTCAACCAAACGACCGGTAATCTCGTTGTACCAAAGCCAAGCACAAGGCCCCGTCTTTCCGGAGAACCGGTTCTTTTCAACCACAACCCTTGTGACGTTGCGACGCCATGGGTCAATGTCAGTCTTATCCCGGTGGAGCTTGAAGACAATGTTAGCCAACTGTTCGACCCCAGCAGTACCACGAATCTGTCCTTGGCGATTCTGGTGGATAACTGCGATGACCGCGATGTTAAGTTCCATACAAAGCGTCTTGAGCTTGGTGCTGATTTCATCTAGCTGCTTCCGTTCGTCGCCAGACTGATCGCTAACAACAATGCTGAGGTGATCAAGGATAATATACTTGCAACCCAGATTGTGCATATGACGGACTTTGGCGAGGATTTCATAGATAGAGTTGCTGCCAAAATGATCCCAGATAACAATGCGATTAGTATTAACAGTGCTGTCATAATAGCCGCGGAGTTCATCGGCGCTTACTTCTGCCCGAACGTCAGGGAGATGAAGGGGTTTGTTCGCCTCAATCGACATAAGGCCGAGTGCTGTGTCGCTGTTTGGCTCTTCCAGGTGCAGAAGACCAATACCCCGTGTGGTATTTTTAAGAAGATGATATTCGATCTCCTTAAGGATGCTAGTCTTACCAATGCCGGTTTCCGCCGTGACCACGACGAACTCACTAAGTCGTATGCCATAGGTCATTTTCTCCAGACCGGCCCATGGATAGGCAACGGTTTCAAAGTTCTTGGGTGTGCTGATCTCGTCCCACATGTCCTTGCCCAGCTTGAGGCCGGACGGGGTGTGGACAGGAGCCTGCCACCACTGCTTGCTAAACTGGTCGCCCTTACCCGCTAATAGATACTCATTAGCATCCTTATAGTCCCGTGGGGTGAACACCTTGACCTTCCCGGGTTCAAACATTCCCGCCACTTCTTGGGCGGCTTCTTGACCGGGGTAGAACAAAGACCCATCAGGCTTCTCTTTGGGCTCGTCTTTGTCAAAGCAGATGACGATGTTTTCAAACGCGTTGAGCCACTCAAAGTTGTCCGCTACGTTCTTTTTCGCCTGTCCTGCCGAATGTACAGAGACAACGGGGAAGCGTGACCCAAGCATTTCGAACGCAGCCATTGCATCGCACTCGCCTTCTGTGAGTGTGACAAACTTGGCTTCACCAGGTTCAAAAAGTTGCTGACCGAAGAGTGTAGCGCTTTGCCATTGCCCTTCAACAGCGAAACGTTTATCCTCATTACGTTGTTTATTTGCGACATGTCGTCCATCAACATCGAAGTATGGATAAACATGTCTACTTGGCCCACCGTAAGTAACACCGTACTTCTTAGCGGTTGCGGCTGTGATGCGTCGGTCATCGAGTGCCTTAAACTCCGTAGGAATGGGGGTTAGTTTAGATGTCTGTACGGTGATGGGGCTCGCCTCCAAAGTTGCAGGGGTACGAGCTTTACACACAAAGCAATAGGAATGTCCGTCGTCGTAAGTTGCCTTGCCGTCGGACGAGTCACAGGCCTCACACGGCCCGTGCTTGACGCTTATTTAGCCACCTCTACGCCAGTACGTGTAGCGCACTGGACCAAAGGACCACCAGCATTGATCAAAATGAAAATGGTTTTCATACCATGTCCAATCTTTCCATCGGAAGCTTAGTCGGTTCAACATTAGGCTCGCTCCTCAAGGGCGGCTTGGACGTTGGGGAAGTTCGAAAGGACGAGGGACCGGAGTGCCTCCGCCAAAACTCGGTGTTCTTTTTGTACGCCATCGGCACACCTCGCATCAAAGTAGTGGATCCATGAACGGAGGGTTCCGTTCATGTACATCTTCGTGGGGACCATTCCCTCGGGCAAGATCGCCCGTGCTACTTCTTTGGCAATGCCGTGATCATCCAACGCTTGATGATAGATTCGGAATGCCGTGTCAGCTACTGCCAACTGCGCTGCCTTCCACCACTTAGACGTGGCTTCGTCCGCCGTCTCAAGGCTGTTCTGGCGGTTCTTGGTGTCTTGGAGACGTGCCTCCCGGGGTGGTGCCATGTCGTCGTACGCTGCATAGCGACCACTAAACTCCTGGAACGTAAAGGAGCGGTGACGGAGGATTTGACGCGAGATGTCTCGGGTTGTAGTTATTTCGACACACGCGTTCACCATTTCGAAAGGGGACCAGTGGCCATTCCGAAGAAGGTAGCCGATCAGTTTCGCAGACGAGTCCCCAAGTACGGCAGTAGGGTTGGACACCCGTGCCATGTACGCTACAAGATCATCCCCCTTCGGGGTCGCCCAGATTAGTTTCGCCATCGGCGCTCTTCTCCTCATCATCGTTACATAAGATGAGGGCAAGCTCGCCCCAAGTCATTCCAGGTTCGATGTCTTTCTTGGTCCCTGCCGTCTCGCTAATGATCTCTTCGCAAGTCGTACAGGGACGCGGCTTCAGGTCACGTCCGTCGAGGCGAACCTCTTCCATGCCTTTGCCGCAGATGTAGCAGGGGGTGCTGCTCATTACCAATCTTCCATCGACATTTGGTCATCCACGATAAACAGAAAACGGGGTATAAGAACACGGGAAACGCGATACATCCAGCCGCCGCCAGCATGGGAAACATATTGTACAGTGTCGCCTCGACACAACTTCCAAGGCGATCGGCCCCAAGTACAAAACAGCTTAGCGCGTTGCATTGCGGAACCCCTGTGCATAGCGCTCGACCGACGTACCAACGATACCCGGCGCACTGTTAATCTCGAGGACGTAAGCGGTGTGCTCGCGATCGGTGGCACACATCACGTCGACCGCACCAAAGTCAAGTCCAGCCGCTTCAATGGCGGCCACCGCTTGGCGGACGACATCTTCGCTAGGAGTGCCACTATTTCGGGCGTATATGAACCCTCCATCATGGTTACGGACTTGCCAGTTAGGCTCACCCCTGAAATCCGGGTCACGTATTTTACGGGTACTGTCGATGACTTGACCGCCGAGGACATGAATTCTCCATTCACTGTGTTTGGGAACATACTTAGTATACAACGGAACGCGGGGGATGTCAACCCCCCTGCCTTCAATTATTTCGATGCCAGCGCCGCTGTGACCATTGAGTACGTGACGGCACACAACTTTAGAGCCCTCAGCAAGCCATTGGCGCACAACTCCAACATCAGCGGTCCACGGAACTACCCGGCACTGGTTGCCGAAGCGCTCGAAGAAGCGCAGTTTGTTCCCGACGTTCGCCAATCGCTCTGGATTGTTGTAGATGCGCCCAGCACCGGTGACTTGAGCAGGAAGACGCTGACTGCCCCAATTGATAAGAGTGTCATTGGGTCCGAGACGAACCTTAGAACCTTCGTGCTTAACGCGTCGAATACCGAGCGCATCTGCCAGTGCCTTTCCACCCTGTGAGCCAGGATTATGTGTGAAGATGTACATAGCCATAGTCTTAGTTCCTGTTCAGTGCGGCCCGAAAGGCGACACGAGCTTGTTCAGCACGGACCCGAGCCTGAGCCGGATCGTTGTCCATAAATTGGGCCCACGCAATGTCCTGAACCGCAATATTCGGACGTGCGGCCACTGGTGCTTCAAAAGGGTTGACTTCGATGTCCATGTGAATGTTTGCCGGTTTTTGGGCTTTGAGTGGCTTTACAGGAGCCGGTCGCCAATCATTCGTGGCAAAGGCGAACATCTGAACGTGACGAAGTCCCTCCCACAAACGCTTTTGATCTTTGGCACACAGGCCGGCGATGTGATCAAAGCCCACAGGGAAGATCCGAGCGGCAAACATCACCGGTCCGTAACGGCTGAAATCCTGCACGATTTGCTGTGGATTGTCGTATGTCTTGGCCGCTTCCTTGAGACGCAGAATAAGACGGCACCACTTCATGATGTCGTTCTTGTCCAGCGTGCCACGATGCGAACGGTATTCGATCGTGCCGAACTTGGACACCGCCGCCCAGTTGAACGACGAGTATCGAAGATCGTTACGCATCAGGTTGCGCAGCGAGTTGTCAAGGCTGTTCCTGCCAGCGCCATAGCGATTAGCTTTGTCTGCCGATGCCGCTTGCAAGCCACGACGAAGCTCTTCGACCGGGTACTGAGCCATGAACACAGGCATGCAGTGAACGTTACCGATCCGCTCTTCACCGCCCATCTCAAGGATCGGCTGTTCGAAGATCGTGTACAGCGCGAACATATTGAGCAGTTGCAGGTGCGTCAGGTCATTCACGTTGACGTGAACATGCAACGACGTCCGGAAGCTGAACACCGGAACAAAACCCTGGTCCTTGAACAGCTTGATAGCATCGTCCAGATCACCCTCGATTTGCTCCAACGTACGAGGACCGTTCGAAACAATCTCAGCACCATTACGCAATGAGCCGTCAGCGTGGTATTGCCAACCTTTCGGTACGTTGAAGTTTAAGCCGCCTTCCGGCACACCTTCGAACTCAATCTCGATGCCGAGTTTATCGGGGTTGTCGATCGGATTGTGACGCCCGGCCGACCACCCATAATCAAAGATCGTGGTGCCGAAGCAGTGTGCGTTCGGTCCAAAATCTTCGTTCGTCTTGGTTTTCATGATTACTCCAACGTGAATGGAATGTTTTGTTCTTTGGTGACTTCGGCCAAGAATTTGTAGTCGTTGGCCAAGCTGAATGCCGCTTCACCCATCGCCACACCCACAGCCGTTCCACGATAGAACAGCTTGTGTAGCTTGGCAAAGTCGGTGTCGACGCCAACGGCGAAGTCGCGGCTGATGCCCACACGTTCCCACGGTGCTTCGGGGTCCTTCAGGCGGTCCAATGCTTCCCGGGGGGACGGGTAACGATCGAACAGCATGTCTTCGAAACCCGTGCGGTACACCAGGGCGATGTCTCGGTTAGGGACACCGGCCAACGTACCGGCGGCAATGCCTTGAACCTGCTGCCGACGACCGGCACGAGACAGGTAATAGGCATTCCGGGACACGTCGTCGTTGCAGTAGCCGAACCGGAAGAGACGATAGTTCAGGTCAGGATCGGACTGATCGACCAGAATACGATCGGACTTCTTGGACTTGTTGCCCGCTGCCGTTTGAACCGGATAGGTGTCCAGCTCAAGCTTCAGAACTCCGGGAGTGTCTTCACGCACACCCCGCACCAACACGGCGTGATTCTGGTACGTGATGATCGAACCCGTCAACCGAAGATTGGCTTGTTCGAGAGTGTCGTACTTGAGCATTAAGCCCTCCGAGCTTGCTGATACTCATACGGAAGCGACAGACCAAGACCAAAGTCAATCCGGTTTTGCCAGTCGATTTCGTTGTTGTCGATGATAGACTGTGCTTCGGTGCCGAACAGATCGTATGCCCGCTCACCTTTGAAGTAGTCTTCCACGGCCTTCATAGTCGCGTCGAACACCCACGCTTGCAGGTTCTCGTCGGCCAGCCACGCAGTAGACGGCGTACGATATTCGATACCATACGGCTTGGCCCGGAATGCACCGGCCTTTCCGTACAGGTTGCGACGACGATCGTCACCGTCCCACATCAGCGAATAGATACCGACGTAGTAGTCCATCTGACGGGCCACACGCATGCACTCTTCGTAGTGCGCCGGATCGTCGTACGGATTGGCCACGTTGGCACCCCAGCCGATGTGGATGTGACCGGCCGCAGTACGGAAATTAACCGTGCCGTTGGGACGGGGGTTCGGCTTGCCGGTATAGGCGTTGTAGTCCGGCTCACAACCCAGCTCGCGCGCCTCTTCAGGTTGAGACAGCAGGAACCCGGGGTCGAACTCCATGAAGGGGTTGCCCGAATCCAACCTGGACATCGGCGGAAGCATGCCGGTCAGCTCGCCCATCACGCTGCGGATATTGTCGATGAACTCTCGACGCGTCTCGGCGGGCGTGATGTTGATTTCCAGGGCCATACCATCCACCTGAACACCGCCGCCGGACACCGGGAATGGGGCTTGCTTAGTGCCGGGGAAGATACCCACGGGGCTGATCGGCAGGCCCTGGGGGCGGTCTTCGACCAGAAAGATCTCGGGGTCACACCCGACGGTAAACTTACGTTGCATCTGTTACAGCTTTCTCAGCATCTGTGATGAAGGAATTTTGAACAGGGTCCGTGATGCATTCTTCGCAACAATACGTCCACTCTGTTTTAGTGACAGGCTCACCGTCACGAATGACTGTGGTCTGCATTTCGACAAACTTACCGTTGTCTGTTTCAGGCTCGAACCCGTTTTCACACCATTGACAGGTGTGTCCAGTCAGCTCTCGGAATTTAGCTGCGCTGATTTTTTTGCCATTGGGGCCCGTTCGATTGAGGCCGAGGGCTTTGGCGTTGATTGGGACGACATTGTCCTTTTTCGCTCCGCCACTTGTCTTCGTAGCCTCGTCAACAAGCTGTCCGACGGGGCTTTTGGAAGGCGCGTTTTTGTTGGCCACATTGGCTGCGACACGTGCAAGACGTGCAGCCGCCATACTTTCTGTTTTGGCCCGAGCGATGTCCTCGGGTTTGTTGGCCTTGGGGTCCTTGCGCGACGAACTGTACTTCCAGTACGCCTGATAGCCGTCGTTGTAGGCGACGAAACGGGCCGGATCAAAGACGGTATCGTCGTCCGACATCTGTTGAGCGTTGACGAACGGGTTCTCGTATTTCAGGTCGCTCCGTTCGGCACACTCCCAGCCCCAGCCATAAATCTCCCAATAAATGTCAGGATCATTTATGGGTGCATCATAAAATCGAGGAGGAACGTTCAGAAGCCTCTTTTTCTTGGCGTAGGCGCTGTAACCGGTTCCACTTCTTCCTGCTGTATCCCTTGGGCCGCTGCTGGACGGTTTTTCTTCCATCCATTGTTCCCACTCGGACTGACTGAACGGGCTGTGCGCTCCGTACCCGGCGTGAAAATTTACAGCACGTTTACCCGGAGCGGCCTCACGATCGGGCTTGGCCTGGAAGATGTGCTTGCGATCCGGCACAGCCCACGAGAAGATCACATTTGGTGTAACCAGATGAACCTTGTTGTCGTGGATCTTGATGTCGTTGCGTTCCAGAATCCAGCGAAGCATGTACGCCTCGGACGCCCAATACAGGGTGTCACGACTTTCGGACAGCGCATAGAACAACGGGCGCTGATCGTTACGAACCAGGCTGATGATCTCCGTGTCCTTGTCGTAAATCGTCAGTGCCCATGCGCCGGACGTCAGTTTTAGTGCGTTGGCGATGCTGCCGTCGAGCGAGTGGATGCTGTTGATGAGTTGTTCGCTGTCGGTGTCGCCTTCGTAGTTCTTTTCGAGGTCCTTGAGACACCCGAAGTCCAGCGTGCCGTTGTGTGCGCCGAGGATACGACCAGTGAACCACGGATGGGCATTGGCCTTGGACACCTTGCCTCGCGTGGCTGCACGGTTATGACCCATGAGCACCTTGGACGACGTCACCAAGGCGGCATTGACGACCTTGAAATCCAGCAGCGTCTCGGGCGACCATGGGCCCTTGTACACAGCGACTTCGCCGTTCTGCTCTACGACACCAATGCCGGTACTGTCGACGCCCCGGAGTTTGTCGATGTAAAGCAGTTCGTTGAAGACCTTGAGGTCCTTAAGGCCGAGATTACCGGCGACGCCCACAAGGCCGCACATTAGAGCTTCTCCGTATTGATGGTTGTTTTACTGATCAAAACACCCAGCTTTCGAATGCGAATAGCACTCGCTCGTGCTTGTGGGGTCATGCTGCCATTCCTTCGGAAATGATTGGTGAAAGATACCGATCCACGACGGACCAGAAGTATTTGTTCGTGGCCACAGCCCCTGGAATCTCCGGATGCGGTTGGAAGCACAGCGCTCGGCTGTCCGGATACCAGACCACCTCAGCGTCGTAGTCCTCGCCGGCCACACCCACGATCGCACCTGCATTTGCTGGCTCCTTAACCGTGATGCCGTGAGCTTGCTTGATGGAACAGATGGACGATGATAGACCCTTGATGGTGTCGAACGCCTTGGCAACCACCACCGCCGTCTGCGCCGGTCGCATCTGTTGATGATGCGTGGACGTTACGATCGTGATCTCATCGGTGATCGTGTCCTTGATGTAGTGACTGTTGCCGTGGTTGTCAACGTGCTGCCAGAGACGACCGCCGCAGAGAACGTTAAGGATTTGTGCGCCGCGACAAATGCCAACCATCGGGATGCCATAGTTGCGGGCTTGCCGGAAGATGGATTTCTCCATTTCGTCACGGGCCGTATTGAAGTAGATCCCTTTGAGGGGCTCTTCATGGTACATCTCCGGGTTGATGTCCTCACCGCCGGTAAAGACCACCAGATCGGCATGTTCCAGCTCCTTACAGCCTCGCCAATCCTTGTCACGGAAAATGGCTGCGATGTAAGGGTCGAAACCGCCAGCGATGTAAACCTGTTTGTTATTCGATTTCATCGTAGTCACCTTCTTGAATGACGCGTTCGTAGATGTACAGCGTCGAATGGCCAGGATGGTTGTGGTTGCCAGTCTTCATAACCAGGCGGAAGCCCGCAGCGGCCACAGAACGTGGTGTCACCGTACCGTTCGAGTTGTGTTGGCCTTGGTTGAAGATAGCGATGACCTTGGCACCAGTGGGAACCTTAGCCATCTTACAAGCAGCCATCATGCTGTAGCCGCTGTGTTGTCCTTCTAGCATTCCGGTCAGATGCCACGACATTTTGTCGTCGGTAAACGCTTGACGGGCCACCGCATACGTTTGTCGCGTCCCTCCCTTCTTGAACGTCGGCTTTTCGTTCGGCTCGACAGCCTCGTCGGTCTTGTTGTTAACCGGCGGACGATCGCAGCGAAGATACCAGCCGGCCGGAGTCAGCAGCGTGTAGCCGTCGAACGGTGTCGGACTGACGGTAATACCCTGCCCGTGCGGCACCGTGGGGTAAATCACACGGCCGTAACGCGACTCAAGATATTTTTTCTTGATCGTCCAGCTTTCCAGCGAATAAGCTTTCGCCATGTCCGCATAGTATTGACCGTCTCGTGAGCCGGCACCGTACGATTGCACGTAGCGTTCGTACAGACGGAACGTCGACCCCCACGCCTTTTCCCACGCAGCTTTGATCCGCTCGTCGGACCATTCTTCCTCCACCGGAGGATCGATCGCACGGAAATACGTTGCGCCACAGCAACCGCCGATTCCGCCGGAGCAATACTCGTACATCTTCTTGGCCGGTGGCGGCGGTGGGACCTCTTTGGCCGGCTCAGCGGGTCGGCGTTCGACAACGATGTTTGCATTGTCGGGACGAACCCAGCGCATCACAACGTTGCCAAGCGCGGTCCGGATAGGCGCCCGGATAAGCTCGCCACGCCTTTCGTAAACAGGTTCAGCAGTCATTCAACCCTCATGTTGTTGAAGCCAGTTGCCGGAAGTGATCCGACCTGCTTCGTTTGGTTGTCGTCCGTAGACGTACACTTCAGTGTCCCCGAACCCGGTCAGCTCAACGGTTTCCCGGGTATACAGATGAGGCACGCCTTCGTATTGGTCGAGGCGATCCCACAGCTCTTCGGGCACCATGAAAACATCACCCACGACGGAGCCTTCACCCGGGCGAACACCGGGGAAGCTGCCGAGGTCGTACAGGTTGAAGCCCGGAAGCACGACGTCCTTGGTTACGTCACAGGAGCCGGCCAGACCATGATAGACGCTGTTCGGATGACTGGCGCGAAGGGTGCCGTAGACGAACAGAGGTTTAAGAGACACGACTCATTTTCCCATAATAACTGTTAGCCCCGTTGTGTATCGGATAAGTTTTCGTACCCATAGTCACTACTCCCTTGTAGCTTCGGAGATGACCTTACGATATGTAAACACATCGGTAACACCGCCAGTGTGAAGATTGTTGCACTTGCCAGCCCGACGCCAACCCAAGCGGGTCAGCAGGCCGTGCAGAGCATCTTTTTGATGGTTATTGAGGGCACAGATAAGCATGCCCACTGCACCTATACGGGCACCATCAGTGGCCCGCAACGTCCCGTCCCGAGCAGCAGCGGCATATGCAACCAGTGCCGTCTCGACGTCCGCCAGTTCTTGGCGATTCTCTGGCCGCCATGCGTGCTGCTCGTCGAACCCAAAGTGGGTTACGATGGCGATACCGCAACAGTGCGGAAATGCACAGACCCTCATCGACCCGATTTCCACTCCTGGTATTTACCGTCATACCAGTTACGGAGAGTGGGAATGTCCCGATCGTTGAGATGCTCACCAACGAACTGACGTACGGTCATAAAACCACCACGCCACGGAATAACAGCCATGATTTCATGATGGCCCTCGACCGTCCCCACTTTGGGCATGTTGATGCGTGAAATCTCAGTTTTGAGGCGCTCGACTTCAGCTTCGGCAGCGGTCAGGGCAGATTTCAGATCGGCCTCGGCGCGCGGTATCAGCTCACATTCCGATTCACGACGCGAAACTTTTGGATAACTATAATTACACTCCGGGTCGATTACAACAGTAAATCCCAGACCACTGCCACACTTGGCCACAGTCCCCGTCAAATCGTGACGAACGGGGTCGCCGTTGAACGAACGAGTCTTTACACGATCACCAATCTTAAACATGATAGATTGCTCCTTTCCTAGAGCCGCGCACAACTTGTGCTGATTTTGTACAGGATAACCACAAGGGCAATCCCAAGAATGATCCCGGCTACGGCCCGTAGAATCGGGCAGCCGTTGTCGCAGTCATCTTCCATTGAATTACCTCGCTGGTCCCCACGGACGGATTCGAACCGATCACTGAACCGGGCTTAAACCGGATGCCTCTACCAATTGGGCTACGTGGGGATATTTGGAGCGCCCTTAAAGCTAGTGTATCACAGATTTAGCTTTTGTCAAGCGAAATCTTCAGGCGGCAGTGCCCAGCCGTTCTTCAGGACCCACGCCGTTGACCAGCATCAGATTGCGCTGATGGTTGGCCTCTGCCAGCTCACGAGACAGACGGGCCGCCTCAGCACGCTCGGCCATCGCCTGACGGGCCAGCTTGGACAGCCGGGCGGTCAGCGATTGCAGCGCAGGACGCTTGTAGTCGCCCCACACATGGCCCGAACGTTGGGCGTTGCGAGCCGTCCGAATGGTGCGGCTCAGGTAGTTGTATTCAGCACGCCAGCGTTGAAGCGGCGAAAGCTTACGATTGGCCATGATAGATCAACCCTCCGTGACACAGCCGTTGGCGACAGCGGTAACACCGCCCGACTTGTAGCCGTCAGAGACGTAAATGGCGGTAGTACCCTGGCAGATATAATCAACGACAGTGTCGCCGTTGTTATAGATACGCGACGTACTGGTGGCCACATCAATCTCTGTGGGTTCCGTAGGTCTGGGTGCACAGGCCGCGAGCAGCAGCAATACAGCGCACGAAACAAAGACGGTCTTACGCATTGATGGTCTTTCCATTGGTCACATGACGACCGTTGACGTACCGACCATTCGGCACGCCTTTACGCACAGCACGAGCCTGCTTGCGTTGCAGGAAACCGGAGGCGGATTGATAGCGCTTCATGGCGCGAGTCGGGTTCACGACAGTTTCCGAGCCGTATTGGCGACGACTTCGGCCACATAAGCAGCCGGATTGTCCCGCTTGGCACCAGTCCAACCACGGGCCAGGGCCTCTTGACGCCGCTGGTTACGGCGCTCGGGAAAGTTCTTACGCAGCATGGTATTCACACCTCACAAGAGATCTTGAACCCGATCTTCGACGGATCAGGATCAAAACCAGACGGATAGTTGAAACGCATCGTCAAGCCAGCAGCCCTCGCATTGGCAGCGGCTTTGATAAGCAAGGCAATGCCCTCGTCGGCGTCACACTTACACGCCTCCACGAGGGCCTCACCCGCCTTGGACAGAAGGGTCACAGCAACCCGTAGTCCAACATGAACCCAAGGATGGGCCTGCTGAAGTTACGCTGCCACGTTTTGTCTCGTACACCCTTGTCGTCGATGTGGCGATAGTCGAAGAGCACGTGCGTCCCCGACCAGCCCTTCACCTTGGCCTCGATCAGGCCGTCAGGACGCATCATGCCAGCACCCCGCCTCGCATCCCGAGCTTCGAGACGTGCTTCAGGCGCAACTTCATGCCGTCGACCAGGTCCTGCTTGGGCGGAAGCGCCTTGCGGACGCCGTCCTTGACGAACTCACGCCCGATGGGATTCTCGAGCGTCTCAACCGTGCCCGTAGCACGGTTGGTAACAGTCCAACGAATAGTCATAGTCTTATAACCCTCTTATAACCGCGACCCTCAAGTCTACGGCGAGGCGGTAGGCAGGGGATGATAGATGTCCCCGGTGAAGTTGTGCCGTAACACAACGGGCGGTTGCTGTGCAGTTTAGCGACATATCAGCTACGGTCGGGACAGTTAGACGCAGGTGTCCAGGCGATTGGTGCCCCCTAGGATTTGAGACGCTTGGGCGATGGTCTTAGGCCCGACGCTACTTAAGCAGCGGCGACGAACCCATCACGGGCCTTCTTGTCGGCGGCCGGGTCGAGATGACGTTCGGCGGCCAGACGGGCGAAGGTTCCCGTGAGTTCGGTAACGATGGCCTTGAGGGCCTCGACCTGCTCCGGATTGACGCGACCCTCGGTGATGGCCGTCGTCAGCTTGCCATTGAGGCTGCCGATGGCGGTCTGAATGGTTGCGCTGTCAAAGGGAACGGGGGGCTTCTCGCGACGCTCCTCCTCCGCCTTCAGGGTCCAGAACGGGTTGGCAGCGGCAGCTTCGACGTCAAAGGCGACGTAGCCCTTGGCCGTCTTCTTGAGCATGCCGATGACGTTGTCGCCGGAGACACGGATGGGGCTGTATTCGTTCAACCATTCGAGAAGCGCGAGGCGGCGGCTGGCGACGCCCTTGCCGAACACGGCACCGTTCGTGGTGGTGACGTTGCCGAGCAGCGCACACATGAGCGTCAGGTCGCCGCACGACGCGACGTGCCCGAGGATGGACACAGCGACGGTATGGACTTCCTGATCGAACGCGCCATCACGAGTGACGAGGTCAGCGATGGCGGCCTTGACGGTCGCGATGCCCTTTTTCGTAAGTTTGGTCATGGTGAAAGGCTCACTTGTCTCTAGAACCCTAGCGTTGTTGCTAGGGGAAGACGCACGGGCCGACTACGGAGGTTCGCTGTTATTGTCCGTTGATGGGACGTAAGGCAGGGGATGATAGATCGACCCATGCGCCTTCCACTAGCAACGGTGGGAGCGGCCCAAAGCACAGCCTCCCACCCGCTAGGTGGCCCGTTCCGCGACGGTTCCCCTGCCGTGTATTCACATATACGATTGAAGCGGGGTCGTTCGCCCTAGCTAGTCGTATTGTGTCACGCATGACACCCCGACTAGGAACGGGTTAAAAGTGATGCGTCTGCAAACGTTGGCATACAGGCGAAGGGACTGCTAATCCGGGCCTGACGCGAGCGCATCAACCGAAGGAAACACAAGCGAACCGCCTAGCAACCGTCAGATAGGACAAGGCGAACCTTGCGAGCCTATCGTCTGACTAGGGGTCCGAAAGCTAGGGCCTTCGCGGTCCCAACGGTGCGTCACGCATGACGCCTCTTGGCTGGTCCGTAGCAGCTAAAGCGAAAGCCCCTAGGGTTGGTTCCCTAGGGGCTTCAAGTTTTTTACAAGTGGCTGTTATGATAGATGATTATTTCAGCCGGAGGGCCTTTTGACGGGCCTTGTATTCGTTCCCGTCCGTCATCCGTTCGGCCTTCTCATCGAAGGGCTTACGGCGGCTTTCGTTGAGGTCCACCGTCATCCACTGGCGACGGGGTTTCTTAGCTCCCTTGGGTTTGAATGAGGCTGACAGACGCATGACGGACCCTTCCCCTTCGCCTTTGGGGACGCTGTAGTCATAGCCAAGGGTTTCGCCAGCCCACGACGCATCAAGAGCGAAAGGCTTGCTCTTGTTCGCGCCCGCCGTTGGCCTTCCAGGGTCACGACCTACCAGGCGGCCGGGTCTGTTCTCTTGAGGGGTCACAGTCCCCTTGGGTGTGGCGAACCCGCGCGGACCTTGGAAGCCCGCCGTCGTCGTCCCGCCTTTGAGCCGGTCACGTTGCGCGGTTGACGAAAGGCGATTGTCAGCCTTCGCCCCTCGCATCACAGACGCGACAAGCTTTGACGTGGTGTCTCGACCCTTACGGGCCTCGACAACGGCGGCATTTGCCTTGTTCATGGCCTCAACCCTTGCCCGCTCATCATGCTTTGCTTTGTTGCGAAGCTTGCGAATAGCGGACGGGGTAAGGCGTGAACCTTTGGATATAGCAGACATGATAGATGTTCCTAGTTAGGGATGAAGATAAGGGCGACGGCCACCAAGTAGCAGCCAAGCGCACACAAGGTCCAACCCACAATAACGCGGGCCGCTTGCTTATCGTTTCTCTTCATAGTCAGTAGTCCTGTAGTAATGCCAAGCGTGATTGCTTGACACCGAAGCCGCTAGGCGTTCGCGAGATTGGCTCAACACATTGTTATTAGTGTTGTTGTTTGGCAATCGCATAGAAAACAGTTTGTTCCCAAGTAATCTCTCGGTTTAACTGTTTGATATACGACAAATCACCCGTATTCCGTAACAGCCGGGAGCAATCGCGGATGATAGCGTTACACTCTCGGTTAGTGTCGAGTACGTCGTGTTCAGTGATTGGATACTTGGCGAACCATTGTTCCAAGGTCATTATTGCACCGCCAATGCGTAATCAACGCGGCGTTCACTGTTCAGATAAGCGGTCAAGTTAACGACCGTACCGAAGTCTTCAAAGATGAAGTAAATGTCAGCACGTTCGGCTTTAACGTTGCGGTCACAAGTAAACAAAGCGAGGCAGGCTTCCTGATAGATATAGTTAGCCAGCCAGTCACTTGTGAAACGTTGGTTGAAGTCCATATCGCCGGGATTGAGACAAGCGGGCGTGTAACCCGGTGTCTTAATGTAAACACGGCGACGGCCAGCCCGATGAAGGATGGCGATAACGTCTTCAAGTATAATGTGCATGGTTTGTGTTCCCTTTAGTGGCTACGGTTGAGCCAATCACGGGAACGTCTAGCGTTGTTCAGTAATAACCTAGGCGGTTATTGCTTTGCTTCACAATGTCAAAGACCCAAGCCCGTCGTCCGACGCTCTTGTCAACCGGCTTTACTTGGGGCCGCCGATTGAGTGCCTAGTATGGGGGATGATAGATCGGATGTACATACCGATTAACGATGAATCCTTATCGCTTACCAATATGCCCAGGACAAGCACCCTTTACATAATGTCAGCCTGACCTTACATCCGGTGGCGCTATACCATCGCTCCTAGTGTAGCGTCATGGCCATAGCGTAATGAATACATATGAGTAACACGTCATGCCCTAGTCCGGTGTACTTGACACACCTTTGCCACATCTTGCGAATACAGTAGAAGCCACCTCGCCGACCCTGGATTTACTTGAATGATTACTTGGGAGTTACTCAAAGATGCCCCCCGGGGTGGGGGTGGGGGGTGTTCCTTGTTATGCATAAGGCAAGAAAAGAATTTCTCACAGAAATTACACACAAATGGACTCGATACGGTTCTTCCCTCGAATAAAAAGGGGCGGGGATACCATTTTTATGAAGCATCGCTATTGACTTTTGAAGTAAAGTATGCTATAATTGTAGTGTAACGGGAGAGACATACAATAAGTGTCCAGTTAATCCGTTAACATTTATCCTAGATTACTCGATATAACCTCAGTTAAACTGTAATCTATTATAACAAACCTTCTTCGTCAACAACCCGAATTGCTGACAACGGGAGAAGGTTCTTTTGTCCCCTTTGAGGGGTTGACCCTGCTGTCCTGAGACGTACAGCTCTATATAAGGAATCTTTCTTCTTTGTCTAAACTAACCATCTCGCCTCTAGCCGCCGGTTTTCGGTCGTCTAATAAACTGAATGAAAACTTCGAGGCTATTCAGACAGCCCTCGAAAATACCTTGAGCAGGGACGGAACGACCCCCAACCAAATGTCTGATGTTATTGATATGAATTCTAATCGTATCATTAACCTTGATGAACCTATCGACGACAACGATGCAGTACGTTTAGTTGACGTTGCAGATGCAATTGAGCTGTCTACAGATATTGGCAGCATTGACGCTGCAGTGGCTGCCGCAGAGGCATCCGCCGATGCCGCCGCCGCTACACTTGCAAGTGCTGCTATTAAGGCAAATAATCTTTCTGACCTGACTTCGGCCCCGGCCGCCCTGACGAACCTTGGCGGAACGACGGTTGGCAAGGCCGTGTTTACGGCAGCAAACGCTGCTGCTGCACGGACTGCCATCGGAACCACTATTGGAACTGACGTGCAAGCGTACGATGCAGACCTGTCAGCGATCGCCGGCTTGACCTCTGCTGCTGATAAATTCCCATACGCCACAGGAGCGGGCACATGGGCGCTTTCTACTGTTACTTCGTTTGCTCGGTCTTTGATGGCTGCAGTAGACAACAGTGCCTTCTTGACAGCCCTGGGCCAGATTGCCAGTAGCTTCGTGAACTTCGTTGCATCCGGAACTGGCGCAGCTACGCGCAACGTCCAGACGGTTCTGCGCGAGACTGTTCGCCTTAACGACTTCACGGGCGCGGACCCAACCAACTCTGCCGATAGCCGGGCCGCGCTTGTGGCTGCCATCGCCGCGACGCCCGAAGGCGGAACGCTGATTGTGTGTGGGGCCTATCGCATCGGCGCGTCGGTCACCATCACCAAGAGCATGACGATCCGGGGCGAGGATCAGCGCGTTGGCAACTATACGGGCGCGGTCCTGTCCAAGAGCCAACTCTATTTCGACCAGAACACTGACGGCTTCATCGTGGACGGCAAGATCGTCACCTTTGACGGAGTGCTTGTGATTGGCGTCGGCGGCGCGACCAGCGGCTACGACGGCATCCGAACGGTGAACGTAAACAACGCGGTTCTGCTGACCGGTAACACGCTGGTCCAGGGCTGGAACTGCGGCGTTCGTCTTGCTGACGGGTACTACAACAAGTTGAGCAATGTTTCGATTATCGACTGCATTACCTGTCTCGCCGCGAGCAACATCTACAATCTGCCGCTGGTTAACGTCACGCTACAGACCACGAATGGTGGCTCGAACAAAGTCGCGCTGGCGCTCAGCAACGGCTGCTCGGTTGTCGTCACTGGCGGGAGCATCGAGAACTTCACGGCGTATGGCGCTATCCTCACGGATGGCAGCAGCATTTCGTTCTTCGGCACCTATTGGGAAGGCTTCGGCGGACCTTGTATTTTTGCGACTTCTGGCTGCAGCGTCACCGCGATCAGCAATCATGTTTATCTAAACGTCGGTTGCACCTCCTTCATCAGTCAAGCCGGTGGCGGTTCCGGGGGCCTGCGTATCTTCTCGCGCAACAACCGCCTCGTTCTGCCTTCAGGCTCCGCCGCGGTCGATGTGTACAGCCCGAACAACAGCGACGCCCTGGCCTACACGGACATTGCGGGCGACGATTGGGTTTCTCCGGGTGCCAACTGCAAATATCTGTCGACGACCTTCACCGGGTCCGGCAGCGGCGTCACCATGTTTACGGGCTCGCATCGGGTCGAATATCCGTTGGGTCACCCTGACGAACACAAGCCGTTGACCAATCGGCCGATCACCGGGAAGCCCACGATTTCCGCCCTGTCCGGAACGATACCTGTCGGCACTATGATTATGCACGGCTCCAACGGGTTTTCCGGCGACGACCCTCTCAGCCTTCGGACTGCGTTCTCGGGAGCGTGGGGCGCGAACCCTTATTGGGCAATTTACCACAAGGGCCAGTGGGAGAAGCTGGGCCTGAGAATCCCGGACATTGCAGCACCTACTGGTGGGGCCACGGTGGACACTGAAGCCAGAGCCTTCTGTGCCTCGCTTCGAACTGCCTTGATCAACTCTGGGGTGGTGGTGTGATAAAACCTCCGTATAAAGCCTCTACAGGTAATTGGTATACATCGGCCTTGTTTTACGAAACATGCCTACACCACACGCATAAAATGCGTACAATCGATCCAGTATTCAGTTTGTACGATGATCGTGATGGTATGCTTAACTGTCAAAAAACTTTTGTCGAACTGCGCGATCCTTCCGGTTATAAATGGGCGGTAACATATCTTGGCGACTTCCGCCACTGGGAACGGTTGTACGAACTGGTTTGGTTTAAAGAGGCTGTTGAAATCTGGCGTACCAATCTGCGTATGAAACTACAAAGCGAAGCCCTTGAGAAAATCCAAGAGATTGCCGCGGGGGATTCGTCCCAAGCTCTAGCCGCTGCTAAGTACATTGCAGAAGAAGGGTGGATCAGCACTAACAATCGTGGTCGTCCGTCTAAAGCTGAGGTCGACAAGAATCTCAAAACATTAACACGTGAAGCCCAGGTCGTCTATGACGATGCGGAGCGGATCGGTCTGAAGGTGATAAATGGCGACCGCAGGTAGACGAGCCGCACAGGCTAAGTACAACAGCAAGCCCGAACAAAAGAAGCGCCGCGCCCAACGGAACGCCGCTCGGGCCAAGATGATGAAAGCCGGCAAGGTCCGGAAGGGTGATGGCAAAGACGTAGCCCACAAGGACAACAACACAGGTAACAACAGCCGGTCCAACCTTGCTGTTCAATCCAAAGCTAGGAATCGTTCCTTTCCACGGAATAGTCGAGGCGGACACAAGCGAGGTAAGTAATGGCCAAGGTACAACTCTCTAGAGAAGACCAGATCAGAGAAGCGGCCGAAGCTGACCTCGAGACTTTTATCCGCCTTGTCGCTCCGAAACAGGTATTGGGTTCGGTTCACATCGAGCTATGCAACTGGATGACTCGGCAGGACGCCAAGACCCACCAGCTTGTTCTAATGCCTCGAGACCATGGTAAGTCTCGCTTTGTCGCATTCAGGGTCGCTTGGGAAATTACCAAGCGTCCTTGGATTCGTGTCCTCTACATTTCAGCTACGTCCGGCCTTGCCGAGAAGCAGTTGAAGTTTATCAAGGACATCATGACCTCTTCCATTTACCGTCGTTATTGGCCGGACATGATCCACCAAGACGAGGGTAAGCGTGAGAAGTGGACCAACACGGAAATCTCCGTGGACCACCCACGGCGCAAAGAAGAGGCTGTCCGTGACCCAACGATCTTCACGGGTGGTCTAACCACTTCCCTCACGGGTCTGCACTGCGACGTTGCCGTCATGGACGACGTCGTGGTTATGGAAAACGCCTACACCGAAGAGGGCCGGAATAAGGTCCGCAGCCAGTACAGCCTTCTGTCGTCCATCGAAGGTGCTGACGCGCAGGAGTGGGTTGTGGGAACGCGATACCATCCCAAAGATCTGTACGCCGACATGCTTGAAATGGAAGAGACGCTGTATGACGATAAGGGCGAAGAAACTGGTGAAACAGATCCGATCTACGAGATCTTCGAACGTCAAGTGGAAGATTCCGGAGACGGTACTGGTCAATTTCTTTGGCCTCGTCAACAACGCTCTGATGGTGCTTGGTTTGGCTTCGATGCTAAAGTTCTTGCTAAGAAGCGGGGTAAGTACCTCGACCGGACGCAGTTCCGCGCACAGTACTACAACGACCCAAATGACCCCGGAGAACTCCGGATCGATCGATCAAAGTTCCAGTACTACGACAAGAAGTTTTTAGCGCAGGCCGACGGTCACTGGCACCTAGGCGAGAAGCGTCTGAATGTCTATGCTTCCGTCGACTTTGCATATACCACTAACAAGCGGTCCGACTACACTGCCATCGTTGTTATCGGTATTGATCGAGACAACAATATCTACGTCCTTGACATCGACCGCTTCAAGACAACGCGAATCAGCGAATACTTCGATCACATCCTAGAGATGTACAAGAAGTGGTCGTTCCGAAAGCTAGCTGCCGAAGTTACCGCAGCCCAGCAAACTATCGTTACCGACCTAAAGGAAAACTACTTCAAGCCTATGGGTCTCTTTATCTCTGTCGAAGAAATCCGGCCAAACAAATACCAAGGCTCGAAGGCAGAACGTATTGCTGCCCTTCTCGAACCTCGTTATGACAACATGGCTATGTGGCACTACCGTGGCGGCTACTGTCAAACCCTTGAGGATGAGCTTGTTCTCACCCACAGCGCTCACGATGACATGTGTGACGCGCTCGCCACCGCCGTCTCGATTGCTGTCCCGCCTCTAGGGATGCACGGGCGTGATCGGACCCGGACCGTTGGCAACGTCGCATATCATCCCCGCTTCGGGGGGGTCCGGTTCGCATGATGCCAAGAAAGTACAAAAATGGCAGTTATGCCGAATGGTCGTTGAGTTATAAACGACGTTTAGGTAAGCTGACCGGCATGGCCAAGCACCGTGCTAAAACAAAACAACTTCCTTACGATATTGACAAAGAATATTTGTGGAAGCTTTGGGAAGAAACTGAAGGGTGTTGTGCTTTAACGGGACAACCATTCGATCTTGCCAGTTGGGGCAAACACGGACAAGTGAATCCTCGCGCCCCAAGTGTAGATCGAATAGCGCCCTCTTGCGGATATGTTAAAGGCAACGTCCGCTTGATAACTTATCATATGAATGTTGCTTTATCGGACTTCGGTGTTGAAGAATTTGAAACACTAGTCCGGGCATATCAAGAGGTGAACTAATGGCTAACAACGTACTAGAAATCGAAAATGTGATGCGTCCGGATGGCCTTGCCACTCAGATCGCTGATCAGTATGTCGAATGGGAAATGTTCCGTGTCAATTGGGCTGCCGGTCGTAAAGAGATCGGTGAGTACATCTTTGCCACGGATACCCATCACACAACCAATGCTACACTTGACTGGAAGAACAGCATCCACATTCCGAAGCTGTGCCAGATCCGAGACAACCTGCACGCCAACTACATGGCGGCCATCTTCCCCAACGACCGGCCCATCAATTGGGAAGGTGACGATGAAAGTGCTGACGCCATTGAAAAGCGTCAGACGATCGAAGCGTACATGGAAAACAAGATGCGGATGTCTAAATTCCGCACTGTGATTAGCCAGTGCCTCTACGACTTCATCGATTGGGGTAATGCCTTCGGTACGGTGGAATTCGTCAACGAAGAGACAGAAGACGCCGAAACGGGCGAAATGATCCAAGGTTACGTCGGACCGCGTTTTGTCCGGATCAGCCCTATGGACATCGTCTTTAATCCCATCGCGTCACGTTTCGAAGACACCCCCAAGATTATCCGGTCCATCAAGACCCTCGGGTCCCTTCGGTCCGAGATGCTGACGAACCCTGAGCTAGGCTACATGGAAGGTGTCTTTGATCGGATTAAATCCGGTCGTCGTCAATTCCACGGTACTGCACAGGGCGACTACGGTAAGAACGCTACGTATCAGATTGACGGCTTTGGGTCGTGGGTCGACTACATGAATTCAAACTACGTAGAGGTCCTTGATTTCTATGGCGACATCTACGACCCAGAGAAAGACGAGGTACTTAAGAATCACTGCGTCACCATTGTCGATCGATCGTACATCCTGCGTAAGGCACCTAATCCCTCGTGGCTTGGTAGTGCCCCAATCTTCCACGTTGGCTGGCGTTTGCGTCCCGACAACCTCTATGCCATGGGACCCCTCGATAATCTGGTCGGAATGCAATACCGAATCGACCACCTTGAGAACGGTAAGTCCGACGCTTACGACCTGATCCTTCACCCTGTCATGAAAGTTCGTGGCATGGTGGAAGACTTTGAGTACGGTCCGGGCGAACGCATCTTCGTGGGTGACGACGGTGACGTAGAGTTTATGCGTCCTGATACGACCATGCTGTCGGCAGATACGCAAGTTGCTATCTACGAACAGAAGATGGAAGAGATGGCCGGTGCTCCGAAGCAAGCCATGGGCTTCCGTACTCCGGGTGAAAAGACTGCCTACGAAGTACAAATCCTTGAGAACGGCGCAAACCGTATCTTCCTCAATAAGACTTCGTACTTTGAAGAAATGTTCATGGAGCCGGCACTCAATGCTATGCTTGAGTCCAGCCGTCGCAACATGGGCACCACCGATATTGTTCGTGTGGTTGACAACCAGTTTGGTGCTGTCAACTTTATGAAGATTACTAAAGACGACATTACTGCCCGTGGCAAGATTCGGCCGATTGGCGCACGCCACTTCGCTCGTAACGCTAACATCATCCAGAACCTGACCCAGATGTCTAATAGCCCGATCGGACAAGACCCCGCCGTGCTGAACCACATCAGCGGACTGAAGATGGCCAAGGTCTTTGAAGAACTGCTCGGACTTGAGCGCTTCGACCTTGTCCAAGAAAACGTTCGTATCATGGAGATGGCAAACACCCAGCAAATCGCTGGCGCTGCTGAGCAAGTAAATGCTGAGCAGATGGCACCGCAAGGACCCGTTGCACCAAATGGCCAACAACCACAGCAAGCCCCGGCTTAAAACCGAGTGGTTTAAAGACTTAAAAACCCAAGTCGAGCGAGACGAATTTACTAAAACTGTACTTAATTCTACTTTAGCACTTGACAAATTGCGAAAAATAGTGTATAATAGGGTTATAAGTGGGGAGAAGGTTACTGTTGATGACTACAACAGTCCATCCTGGTCACACAAACAGGCCGATCTAAATGGCTATGTTCGTGCTCACCGAGAAATCCTCGAACTTCTAAACTTTAACGGAGATCACGACAAGTGACCAACCCCATCTTTACCGATTCTCTCGAAGACAATCTTGAGAATCCGCTTGCCGACTATGTCGGTGAAGGCCGTAAGTACTCGAACGTCGCCGATCTGGTGAAGGGTTACGAGAACGGTCAAGTACATATTGCCCGCATCGAGCAAGAAAACCGGGAATACCGGGAGAAGCTCCAAGCGGACATCGACGCACAACGCGCCCGTCTCCTTACGCCACCGTCTCAGGAACCCAATCAAATGGCTCCGCATGCAGACCAACGTACCAGTGAACAGGATTTAGTTGAGCGTATTCGCGAAGTCAATCGTCAAGATCGCGTCGCAGAGAAACAAGCAAACAACTTGGAAGCAGCTACCAATAAGCTCATCGAAACCTTCGGTGACGCGGAAGCTGCGAAAGAGCGGGTTAAGACCCGTGCCGCTGAGTTGGGCGTTTCTGTCAAATTCCTTATGGATTCTGCCAGTCAGTCGCCGGCCGCCTTCTTTGCCACGATGGAACTTGAAAAGGCTCCGCGTCCGACTGCTGCTCCTCGCAGCGATGTGAATACAGCAGCGTTGAACACGCAAGTCCCTGGGAATGCTAAGCCCGGCACCTACGCATACTTCGAAGAACTGCGTAAGACCAACCCGAAGCTTTACAACAGTCCCAAGGTCCAACTTCAAATGCACACGGCGGCTATGGAAAGTCCAGAAACTTTCTTCTAATCCGTCGTAAGCCCTAAAAGGACTTAAACATTGGCTGGTATGACTACTGCTAATTCCGGGGCTCTGATTCGTTCGGAGCTTTGGTCCAACCAACTGAAGGACGTTCTTCAAGACGACCTTATGGCTGACGGCTTTGTCCGTTGGCTGGATAACTTCCCGGACGGTGAGATGCTCACCATTCCGTCGATCGGTGAACTGGATGCGTACGACTATGTCGAAGACGAAGCTGTCAAGTACAGCCCGCTCGACCTCGGCGAATTCAACTTCACGATCAACCAGTACAAGCAATCGGGCACGTACATCACCAACAAGAATAAGCAAGACCTGTTCTACATGTCTGAGCTTATCTCGCGGTTTGTTCCGTCCCAAGCTCGTGCTATCAAGCGTCACCTTGAGATTGATATTCTCAAAGAAGGCCAACCGCGTACCGGCAACCCTGCTGGTTATCAAGTGGCCGGTAACGCGAACCTCATTAACGGCGCTGGCCACCGCAAGGTTGGTTCCGGCACCCTGAACACCAAAAAGGTTCTGGGCGTTGAGGACTTCGCTTATGCCCGTCACGCGCTGAAAAAGGCTAACGTCCCGGGTGCTCGCCTGATCGCTCTGGTGGATCCGTCGACCGAGTTCGTGATGAACACGCTGTCGAACATCACCAACGTTTCCAACAACCCGCGCTGGGAAGGTATCCTGGCAAACGGTATTGGTGGCGAAGGTCAGTTCGTTGCTAACATCTTCGGCTTCGACGTTTACACCTCGGATTATCTGCCCCTGTCGGGCACCGATCAGACTGGTGCTTCGGAAACCATTGGTGGTGTTGCTTCCGGCGCTAATGCCGTTGGCAACCTGTTCTTCAGTGCCGAACCGGACCTGCGTCCGTGGGTTGGTGCCTGGCGTCAGATGCCGAAGGTCGACGGTGAGTACAACAAGGACTTCCAACGCGAAGAATACGTCACGACCGCCCGCTATGGCGTGAAGATTTATCGCCCGGAAAACCTTGTGACCATCCTGTCCGATCCCACGGCTGTTGGCTAAGGAGAACATATAAATGGCTTGGACTAACCCTGACGGCCTGCAAGTTCGCTTCGCTTCCGATTGGAAGCAGAACGCTCTTCGCACTAACCGTCCCGGTACTGTAAACTCGTACGGCGCTAT